CAGCAGGTTTGCCACCAAACTTTTTCATTAATGCTGTAAGTTTCTTGCCTTCGTTTTTAAAATCGCCTTCAACATGAACGGTTGCTTCGTCCAGTCCACCCTTCTTGAGTTTAGCACGGAGTCGGTCTTGTGCAGAACCTTCTTCCATGTCAACATCGTCTTTCATATTTCTTAGTTTTTTCATTCTTTCACGATGTTTATCAAACACAGATTGTTGTGCCTTTTTACTAGACTTTGGTTTCTTTCTTGCACCATACTGTCCAGTGTCAACTTCTTCTTGTACAGACTCAATGTACATATTCAACTCATATCGTTTGTTGTCTAGGTTTGCAACCTGTACATGAAGTTTCTGTTTCTTGTTAGTATCTAGGATGTACTTATTAGTCTTACCACTGGATGGTCTCTTCGGCCCCATTGCAACCTTGTTGTCAATATCGTCTTTGTCTACGATGAAACCTTTCTTCTTTGCGTGTGCGTATGCGTGTTGCATTGCACCAGAGAAGTCACGATGATAGAGTTCGTAACCAGACGAGGACTTTGCTTCCTTAACTTCTGGTTTTTCATGGGTGTAACCCATCTTGTCCATCTTCACATGGTCTGCATAGGTGTTTGCCTTATAACCCTTTCCAGTCTTGGGGTCATACATCATGTGTGGTTTGAAGTCTTCTTCACCCTTACATTCTGCAAGTATTTCTTTTATCGTTTTCATGTTACGCTAAATCCTTATCGTGGTTCAAACCACCCTTTTTCTTTTTAACTATGAACGCATTTACTCGTGCGTATCCCCATTGTTGTGGTGTAGTGCCTGGCCTGTGACCAGTCTTCCAAGCGGCAACACCACGGTTATAAACCTTCCTTAATGTAGATAGGGAGATACCAGACTTTTTTGCTTTGTCTGCCAATGCACCCTCAGTGAGTTCACCTTGACTTTTTGTTAACACCATCTTTAACATTACTTGGTTTCCCTATTCTTTGCTTTTGTACGAGCAAGTCTTGCACGATCAAGAAGACTGTCATGTTTCTTCTTGTCCTGTTCCTTCTCCCGTTTGATCTTTTCCTTTGCCGTCTTAACCGCATCTTCTTGCATCGGAGTATCTTTCTTATACTTCTTAACTAACTCGTCAGTACCTTCCTCTCCCGCACCACTCTCGGTTACGAAATTACTCGGTAATAGATCGTGAAGAACCTTTCTGTCCACACCACTGAATGATGATGCAACCTTTTGTGCGTAGTAGTGAGTACTGTGTCTCAGTGAACCACCACCCTCTTTCTTCTTACGAACCAATAACTTCTTGAGAGCATCAAGGGCGTTTCCGTACACCTTCTTGTTGGTGGTGACTGACTTCAACTTATTAAGCATTTTACCTTCGGTCTGTTCCGTGGTTATCGTCTTCGATGTAGTCTTGAAGTTCTTCTTACGCATGATGGTTTTATTGATAACCTCGAACTCATCCTTGTTACGATCATAGTTGATCACAACAGGTAGGTTCAGATCAGTCTGTAAGTCTTTGATCACTGCTTCACTATCAGGATTCTGTCGAATGTTCTTTGCCTTTCTCTTGGCAATCTTCTTGAACACTCGTTGCAACTCTGCCACAGTGATAGGTGGATCATTGCGTTTATCGTTCATACGATCAGCGAAATGCCTCGTGAATTCGATGTCAACATCGAACTTTGCGAGTAGTCGGTCTGCGAACTTCTCAAGGTCATTGAGTTGTTTCTGACTGACTTCTTCGTACATATCCTTGAACTGTGTGGTGTACTTTGAAGGTTTCGTTTTAGCGGTCTTATCGCCTGGAGCGGGTTTATACGCAGATGGGTCATCATCAGCTTTCTTCCCGTGTTTCTTGAAGTGTGCGTCACGTTTCACCTTAGTAGACTTCTTGAGTCCCTTGTGATAACGTGCGGGTTGCGTTCCTTCTCTGTCCTTGATGTCAGGGTCTTGTTTCTCTGCAACTCGTTTTGCGGTTGCAGTTGCGATTGCCATTTTCTTATCCATTGGCATATCGGGATCATCTTTCTCAATCGCCTTTGCGATCTCTTCTCGCTTCTTGAGTTCTGCGGGAGTGAGTTTCTTCTCTACCAGTTCTACCGCATCCAACCACTTACGCAGTTTCTTGTCACCACATTCAACGATGACATAGTTCGAACCCAACACGGATACGATACCTACTTCTTCGCTTTCTTTGATAACAACAGTATCACCCAGTTCAAACAGTTCGCCTTTAACAAACTGTTCTCTGATATCTGATACTTTGGGTAGTTCGATGTGGCGTTTGAAAGATGTCTCTTCCTTGAGACCGAGACCCTTCCTTACGTCATTGAACAACTTACGGGTATCCTTGTCTGACATAGACTTAGGAACACCCTGTGTGAAAGATGTGTAATCATTATTCTTTGCATTTTCTCGTTGTTTGGATGCAGACATTCCTTCCACACCTTCTGCATCAGGGTCTCTTCGACCCGCAGATACAACAGAAATCTTTTCGAAATTGTAGAATCCGTGTCGTGCCTTCTTACCGTTGTATTTGTTCAACAGGACATCAAACTCACGCAGACGATCTTCTCCGACCACCATAGTGATTTGTTTGTATCCTTGGTCATACAACTTTGCAGCGATATCGAATACATTCTTAACACCCTTATCCACCATGATGTTACGACCATACTTGGGGAACATCTTGCGTAGGTGTTTTACTTTGTCAGAATATGACAGTGGGTCTTTGGGGCCAACAGACTGAGACACATAGACTTTCCAGTCTGCACCTTTGGCCTTCTTTGCAATAGTATCTAATACCTTTCCGTGTCCAATAGTAGGAGGATTCATTCTACCAAATGTAAAATAAACTTCCTTCGTCTCTTCGACTAGATAGGATTTAAAATCTTTAATCACTCTTCTTTCCACCTCGTTTTCTCTCCAGTTCACCCTTGCGAACCTTCGGAAGTATTTTCTTTGCGAGTTTATCTATCTTGGGTTTCATCTTATCTAGGCGTTTCTCAATGGACGCTCTGCGACCCATTGACAGTTCACCCTTGTCAACACCCTTAGTGATTTTTTTGAAGATAGTCATCCGTGCCTGTTTCTGGGCACGCTTCTTGAGAGTATCAATATTTGCAACTTTACGAGCAGCTCTTTTGCGACCCATTGCAATCTTTGCTTTATTCTTCTTGAGAGAACGAGCGAGTTTCATACGCTGTGGGAGCGTTAACGCCTCGTCAGGTGATTCAACCACCTTTATGAATTCTTTTAGTCCCATTGGTTTGGACATAGTTTACCTCTTCGGTTTTTCCCATCCCTTCAGTATATCTGGACTGAAGTTGTTATACGAAAATTCTAGACGATCAACCAACTTGACCGCATCACCACCTAATTTATCGATAGCAACAAATCCTTCTGCACCTGTCTTGACCTTATAACCTTTCTTGGTCTGAACAAACGAGTCTATAGAACTTATGCTATTTAATTTATTTATAAGTTTTAACTTCGCAAGAACAATACTTTTTTGCAAATCAAACATCTGAACTAGTGATTTTTTATTCCTTGGAGAGAAGAACTTCAGGATGTCATCCAACTTCTGTTGTTGAACCATCTTACCCTTTTCGGTTTTGCGTTTCTCCATCTCTGCTTTGAATTTGGTGTTAATCCACTTGATTAAACCTGTTACGTGCGTATTACTGTTAGGAATCACAGTTTGAAGCCGCACAAAAGTGTTATTATACTGTTCGATCAGTTGTGCAAGGTCTTGATTCTTCTCTAACTCACGCAGAGTAGAACCAGCGATCTTGTTGAATATCTTACCCGCATCGGATAGATGTTTGGTTACTTCGGCAGTCTCTTTCTTATCCATAGTCGCACCAGACACATCACGTAACATTGCATCCTGTGACCAGACATTGGAAGAGTTCTTAAACTTCGATACATCCACACCATAGGATGCCTTCATTGATTCAAAGTCTTTACCCGTGTAAGTAGTGTGCCAGACGATGCCAATCTTCGCCTTACGCAATGCATCTGCTTGGTCATAGGGAACTGCATAGATGATTGTGTTAGGATGGAAGGTCACATACTTCTGACCATCGATAGTATCTGTCTTGATGTCTGGTTTTGAGAACAAGAAGTCACCTTGAATGACACCCTTGATACCCAGTTCAGGTAGATGTTTCAATGCGAGTTTCATCTTGTCTGCAAGGTCACCCGACATATCCGCATCAATCTCTTGGGCAGACTTATAGATTTTAGGATTCTTTGCAAAGATACCTTTCTTCGCAACAAAGAAGTTTCCGTCATTGGGGTCTTCGCCACAGAAGATTGCGGGCGCACCATCCCACTTGGTTGACAGTTTACTCTTGGTCTCACCCGCCAACATATCACGGAGTTCTCTCAGTGCATTGATTGCCTGTCGAGTACCGTTGACACCACCATAGAGAACCTTGTCCTCAATGTGAGTCATGTGAGTGTTCTTCTGTTCTGTTATGAAGTCTTTAAATTCCATTATGACACCTTCAAGTGAACAGCGGAGTTCTTTGTTTGGGATTTCGCAATACGAACCAGATAGTCCAACACTTGTTGTTCCCTACCCTTAATCGCAGTGAATAGTTCGACTACCATGTATTTGGATACCTGCCATTCAAACGGTTTCTTTTGTAGATTCGCAATCAGAGTATCTCTATCGTCTCTCTCATTGGTCATCGAATAGTTCTTCCAGAAGTTATCATAGAACATTTCTGGATTCTTTTTCAACATCTGTTCGATAGTTCTCTTATCGGTCAGTGGTCTACCAGTTGCTTCCTTCATTGCATCACTGATACCACCATAGGATACCTTACCGTGTTTTGCCTTGTTGCCGATAATCTCACACTGGAATGTCGGGAAGGTTCTGAACTGGAGTTGGAATCCACCAGACCCATACAAGTATCCATCCTTTGCACCATAGAAGTTCTTCTTACCAAAAGTCTGTTTGGTGAACTGAGGTGCTTTGAATGGTTTACGGAAATTGACTTGTGATAGTTTGGGTTTCTTACCAGTCTTCTTGAGAGAGATACCCATGATGTCACGAGCGGCATACGCCTTGAGTAACTCGTTATTCAACTCAGAGATACTGGATGCATTAAGAATATTGTACTTGTTCTCTGCACCACGAGCGACTGCCCAGATATCTGCGGGAGTCCACTTGTTGACATTACTGAATAGTTTCTCTTCACGGTTGAGTTTCTTGAATGTGTTTTCAAGTGCATCAACCCATGACGAACCACGATGCCATGTGTACTGTTTCTTTTTCAATACCTTGTGAAGTATCTTCGCACCATTGATAGATGATGCAATCCACTGGTCATCCTTCAGTAGAATTTCATCTATCTTTGCATCGGTCTGTGTTTTCTGGAATGCCGCTTTGAGTTCGTCTGGAGAGAACTTTGTATTGGGGTTGTCCCATAACAATTGTGCATAGACACATTGGGCGGCTTCGGTTGCACGAGTGTTATCTGAACCCGCACCCGAACCAGATGTTCCACCACCAAACTCTTGAGTCTTTTTGAGTAGACCAAAGGACACTGATTCACCATCAAGTGTCTTGAGTGCCTTGGTGGGTAACCCTTTCTTATCCCCTGTACGGACTGCCTTTTCTACTGCGGGGTCATACTGAAGAACAATCGAATCACCCTTGGTGGTCTCGAATGGTTCACCCGCTTTGTACTTCTTAATGAATAGGTCAGCACGATACGCCCTATCTGGACGAACGATTTCCCCAAAGGTTAATGAGGTCTCTATAAGTTGACTAAACTGAAGCATCGATTTCCCATAAGTCATAAAAGTGTATTATAACACTATTTATAACAAAATGGAAGTCGAATTTTGTTCTTCGTTATATTTTTCTATAGTTTCTCGTAATGGACGAACCCAGTTGTCACGATGTTCTACAAAGATTTGGGGTTCATGATCATCAACAACAATCATGGTAACCAACTGAGTGATGGGCATTCCAGTGCGTTCTTCCCACATAATTGAGTATGCAGACTCTTGCATAAAGTAGTTCTTGACCCAATCACGCTTCTTAGGTTTTGCAGATGTCTTGAAGTCGATGATGGATAGTTTACCATCAAACTCGGCAACACAGTCAACACGACCAGCTACACCTAGATGATTACTGTAGAGTGGGGCTTCTTGTGCGTAGATTTTACCAATGTGTTTATCCAACAATGGTTTCATATCTTGGAAGTTTGCAATGATGTTGGGCATATACCCTGCGGTGTAGTTCGGGTCATTGTCCAAATACTTCTCAATGATTTCATGAACCGCAGTTCCACGAGTTGATGCTCGTCTTGAGATGCGATTCGCTTCTTCTTCACCAACACGCTTACGCCATGCGGCAATAGAATCACGAGACAGGATTGATAATACTGTAGTGATGGATGGTAGGTTGATTCCTTCGGGTGTCCTATATTGGCGACCCTTATCGGTAGTGACCGATTCCATCTCAGTCAGTTCAACTTGTTCGTGTATAAAATTCATAATCTATCCAGTAATTGTTTGAAATACATTTCGTAATAGTAACAACACTCCAACAGTGTTTACGATGATCAAGGCACGGTCTTTCCACAATATCGAAACCCATAGCCATAGTGTAATACCAGCCGTTGAAAAAGTCAAGTCATAAATTTGCAGACCTTCAATACCCCTTATCGACATACCGATTAGTAGAGAAATCGATGCAACCCATTTAACATACCAGTCTAAAGATTTTTCATTCATTTAAATTTGCCATTTTTCTCACGCAGTTTTGCCATTCGGTCACGAGCGGCCTTCCACTTGTTAAAGGTCAGTGGTTTTCGAGCGTTACCATATGCAAGTCCTTTGCGTTTGAATTCATTCTTGAGAATCTTCTTCTCAGCAGTACCCATGAACGCACCGACCATTTCAAGTAGAGTCTGTCGGAAAGATCGACCATGATGCATATGTCCGAGACAGTGAGTAAGTTCGTGTAACAGTGTATACTTAGACAATCCACTAATAGGACATAATGAGACAGTCATACCATCGGTGTAACCCGACATAGTCTTACTTCGTCTTTGCATTGCGACAACTCTTGGAGTTCCTGCTAACAATCGAGTCATATTATTCTCGCAAGATGCTTTCCACAACTTACCCCACTTCTTACTTTTGTAAACTCGTTTGGCGAACTTCTGTGCCTCTTTGATGTCAGCAAACTTTGTGTCATCAATTTGTCTCTGAAACATCCACTCTGCCCGATAGGTTTTCAATCGTTCTGAGTCTTTACACTTCTCACCACGATTCTGTTTCTGTTCGTGTTTCAACAGGTAGGTTGCGTATTGAAGACTATCGTAATTAGCCATTATATAACTCCCTCATTCCAAACACGGTCAGTATAGACTTCTTGAAGGCGGAACGCTTCTTTCTCCCACGGTTGACGAGCATAAGCAGTACCGTAACCATAGACAGATGTTTTCCAACGAATCTTTCGACTCTTGGTTTTGACATCCCAGAAGTCAACCATCTCTCGTTTGACATACTGTTTGACATGAACTAGTTCGTGAATCACCGTAGTGACAAATTCACGCAGACTTTGATTCTTTTCGACATCAATCAAAAACAGACGGTCATCTTCGTGTCTACACCAACCTTCAACACCGTCTTTGGTTAAGTCCTTTAAACGAATCTCAACTTCTAGTTTTCGGACTCTGGGGAGAAGTTCGTCTAATGTCCAGTAAGCAATTTTTTCGACAATATCTCGTTGCCACTTCTTACCACCTTTAACCAACACTACCTTCATAAAAACCTCTCTCAACTCGACTTTACATATACATTATATGCTATTGGGCAGGTTTTGTCAACTTATTTTTGAAATAAGATTCCTTTATAAATCAATGACTTAGAATTTTTTTATACAATTAATCCGCTTGTGGCCTTGCGATATTCCTTCTCAATGTTCTCATTCACCTCAGTGATGAACACCACTTGACTCATTTGGATATCAACCGAAAGAACATCGGGTTTGCCAGTTGCACAGATACCATGAGCGAAACCCATGCCCTGTTCTGTCTGGACAATCATTCGTGGGTCTGACAGAGTCACTACAGATGTACCCTGTTGAACATACTTACCAACATACTCACCATATGCGGTCATTACTGAAACAACATCATTTTTATTCATTTTCAATTCCTATAAAAGTGGGTAGGGACAATCCCTACCCATTATCTATTATCAGATTAAGCAGCGACTGCGTACTCAACCGCCTTCTCAACCGCACGAATCTTACGAGTCTGGTTCGCACCAAACCATGCGGAAGACAATCGTGAATCAACCTCACGACCCATTCTGTGGTCAGTCAAGTAGGTCACACTGTTCAGTGCTTGCCACCATGAACCTTCACCATAGTTTGCGCCAGGCTGGGTCTCCAAGAAAGAGTATGCCTTTTGACCATTCGATGATAGATCAGCAAAGTCCTTGACTTGGATGTCCTTCTTACCCTTGTAGGTTCGTGGGAATACTTCGTTGTAGTACTGAACCAAAGAGTCCATAGAGAATCGTTTGGTAGAGAGGAACTCTGCCATCTCTTTGTACTTCGCAAACTTCTCTGAGGCAATACCCATTTGTTCCTTAACCATAGCAGGGTTGAACTCATTGCGGTGGTTTAGTGTCACCGAGTTCGCAACATTCTGACCCAAAGACATGGACAAGGTGTTGTTGCAGACCACTCGAATCGGAGTGAATCGAACATCGATTGCCTTACCATACTTGTGTGGGTTAGAGAACAGCAAGTAAGAATCAACTTGGTCTCCACCAAGGATGTCAAACGACTCCTTGATCTTCGCAAGTGCCCATACCATCTGACCACCCTTCAAAGAACCCGCAGTGTGCATTTCCATGTCACCCGCCAGAGTGTACTCCGAGAAGAACTCAAACGCAGTCTCGTTCTGTACAGGATTCCAGTTGTCACCAACAACATCAAGTACTTTATTGTCGGAAGATCGCACCAGTGCTTTCTTACCTTCAATCTCAACACCAGATGCGGTGGTCATTGTCTCTTTCTCGACAGACCAGTCTAGACCTGCCTTACTCATAATCTGGATCGGGGAAAGATCGGGGGCGACCTTCGTTCCTAATCCGTGCCAAGGTGTCTCACCAGCGTATGCCATTTGTGCGACACCATCTACCATTTCTACTTCATGACTCATAATCTTCTCCTTTAACCTTCGACTCTATCGTGGACTGCAACTGCACCGTAGAATGATGCACCTAGTAACTTATCACAAAGGTCTGAAAACCTTGAGTCACTTGTTGTTGCATAGTTTCCACCAAACATAGTCCACTTACCTTTTTTCGAGACTGGGATTAGTCTCAAAATCTTTCTCCCACCGATGGGTTCAGCCATCACCAATTCTGCGGCAGGATAATCATCACATGGTTCAAACGGCCCATCCGCATTCACCACTGTGAAACCTTTACTGTATGAAGACTCACCACCAAGGGTAGTATCCACACCATCCAAAAAATCATTCCCATAAGGAACTTGTCTATAAACGCTTACATGAATTCCCATAATTTATTTCCTCAATTAAGCAATAGGGTAAATAGTATCACCGTAGTGATCGTTAAATAATTCGTCAATCTCTTGTGCAGACAGTGAAGCGTCAACGATGAGCATCTCGTAGTCATCTTTGACGAACCAGTCATCACGGTTGCCGAACTTGTCGGTCTTTGGATTGTAGTAGTACTCGAACACAGGTTTGTTGTTCTGGTTTGTCAAGTAAACAATCGGGTTTAAGTGATTCACGCCAGTCATTTCTCTATCTCTTTTCTCATTCTCAATACAAGTATTATATAGGACTCGACAACTATTGTCAAGTCTTTTTTTCAAATTAAGACCATTTTTCTGGAGCAGGGGTATATCGGATGTTTCGTTTGATATCCCATTTCTCGACAACAGGAAGACCACACTCGTCTTCATCAACACAAACATAGGCAACGGTCTTCTTGACCTCCGCATAACGATATTGTTGACCCAGACCACCTACCCACACCAAGTGAGGGAATCGGGTGAAAGGGCCGTGACCAAAGTCACCATTCTCAGAGTAGTGAAAAGACATACCGTAGTCTTTCTCAACAAACTCACCTAAAACTGGTTCAACACCTAAAGGGGCATATGCCATTATTTAATCTCCATCTGGTCACGCATACCGAGACCAATAAAACCAAAACCGATTGAAGCGTAGAACAGACACTCAATGATAGACATGGTGTCCTGTTCCAAACCTCCCGCAGAACCAAATACAAAAAACGCACCAACTAAACCGTAAATCAAATTCATTGACCAACTACCTCCGTAGGGTTATAAAACTTAATAGTCTCGTCATCAACCATCTCAACAGGTTTATGGTTGGTCAACTGCCAGAAGTACTGGGGCAGTAATGAGTAAGACTTCAAGGGGGCGATAAATTCAACACCGTCTTCAAAAGATACATAGGTTAAGTTACTTAATTGATTCATTATTTAATCTCCTTACGCTGTAAAGCGTGGTCAATCCAACAATCACTGATCAAGTCACGATCCATGCGCCACTTGAACGCATCTTGGATTCGGTCAAAACGAGCCATCTCGTTATCGTTCACCATATTGCGAACAATGTAAACATACTCTTCGTTGACTCTCTTCTCTCTCATATCACTGTTTCTCATATCTCTCTCTCTTTTCTCATTTTGTATACACATTATAACCGCCCAGACAGGTTTCGTCAACCCTTATTTTGAAAATAAGTGAAATAATTTAGAATAAAATGGAATAAAAGGGAGTTTTTTAGAACTTTTTCGTATATGGAACGAAATTATCTCTACGGTTTTTCACCATTATGGGGAAAAGAAGGGGAGATATTTCTATCTCCCCAAATATCTTAAAATGAATAACGAATCTCTGTTTCTACGCCATGTTTCCACGCATCTACATTTGTTGATTCAATCTTACCTTTTACAGTGAAACCATTATCAAACTTAAACTTATAACCAGCTTCTGCTGATGTACCACCATCAGACATAACACCTGCTTCGAGATAAACTTTCTTACCTTTGTAACCTAGTCTCAAATGGTTAGTACCAGAACCTAGATCAATGTTGTCAAACTCGGTGAATTTGATTTTGTTTTTTGCTTCAACATATGGGCCTGCAAATGTTGATACCGACATAAGTGATACTAATACTACTGCGATTAAACTTTTCATTGGGGTCTCCTATAAACCTTTGAATGAATTTCTAACTTCTTTTGGTAATGGAATCATGCCCTTTTCGACAAGATAACCATCGTCACCCCATGACTTCTCGGAAGTGAACTCGTTTACATACTCAGCGATACCTGGCACTACACCAACATGAGCCTTCTTAACATAGAAGAATAGTGGGCGAGATACTGAATATGATTTGTCTGCAATGTTTTCGAATGTTGGTTCAACACCTTCAATCAATGAACCTTGCACAACATCGGCATTCTGGTCTAAGAATGAAAACCCGAAGATGCCATATGCGTCTTTATTTTTTGTTAACTTTTGTATGATTAGATTGTCGTTTTCGCCTGCTTCGATGTATACACCATCTTCACGAATTGTATGACATATTGCTTTGTATGCTTTCTTATCAACTTTTTTCATTGCTTTAATTTCTGGAAACTTCTTACAACCACCTTCCATTGCTAACTCGACAAATGCATCACGAGTACCAGATGTTGGGGGTGGGCCAAGAACTTCAATTCTTACATTAGGTAAAGAAGAATCAATATCAGACCAATAGGTGTATGGGTTTTCGATAAGGTTACCATTTGAATCTGGTACTTCTTTCGCAAGAGCAAGAAAGATTTGTTTACGTGTTACATTTAACACTTCACTCTCTTTACTGTTTGCAAGAACAATACCATCATATCCTACGTTTACTTCTAGTATATCCGTCACTCCATTTGAAGCACATTTTGCGACTTCAGAATCCTTGATAACACGACTTGCATTTGTAATGTCTGCATATTGTGTACCAACACCACCACAGAATAGTTTGAAACCACCACCTGTTCCAGTGCTTTCGATCTTTGGTGTTTTGATGTTTGCTTGCTTACCTACTCGTTCTGCAACGACTGTTGCGAAAGGATAAACTGTAGATGAACCTACAATTTCAACGGTTGAACGGGCGAAAGATTGGGTAGAAGCGAAGAGAGTTACTAGTACTACTACGATTAGACTTTTCATAAATGGTCTCCTAAACCTAAGTGATTAGTCGTAGGTACTTATAAGTTTAGGTGTTACATTTGTGTTACAGTTGTGTTATAGTTTTATGAAGTTTTTATGACAGAAAAGTATAGATGTCAATGAGTTCTTCTTTACCCTTGACTTTGATCTGACCTATCGATCTCGATTCAATGTTGGTAAGTTGTTCCATTGTGTTACTGGAGTAGATTGTTTTATATTCGAGATAGTCTCCTCGAGCGGCCGTTGCTTCGAGTCTTGCGGCAAGGTTGACTGCATCTCCGATGACTGAGTAGTCAAAACGAGATTCACTACCCATATTACCAACAATGCAATCACCTGTATTGATACCAGTGCCAACATTGATGGGGGGTAGACCCTGTTCGCTATATCGTTGTCTGAGTTCATTGGTTTTCTCTTCTATCTCTATCGCAGACTTCACTGCCATCTCTGCGTGGTTCTCACATGGGAGGGGAGCATTCCAGAATGCCATTATACAATCACCCATGTACTTGTCGATTGTGCCACCGTTATTTAGTATAATGTTAGTCATTTCATTGAGATAATTGTTAATTAATGTGACCAAACCTTCTGCATCGTCTCTGTTCTTGTAGTGTTCCGATATGGGGGTGAAACCACAGATGTCCATAAACAAGAAGGTCATCTCTTTTCTCTCACCACCCAACTTCATTAGACTCGGATCGTTGGCCAACATATCAACCATGTCGGGTGATAGGTATGTGCCGAACTGTCCCTTAATCATTTGTTTCGCTTTGAACTGTGTGTAGAACTGAACAAATGAACCGTGTGCAAATACTAGGGTCAAAGTGATGATGGGGAATGTCGGGTCTAGTTGTACATAGTGTGTACCAAACAATTCATAAACCGTGTACAGAATACCACCGATTATGATAAAATATGATACACCTGATACGAGTATATTAGCCCTCCCTAACAGAGCTAGGAGTATAACACACAACACAAGAGTTGTCAAGACCTCATAGAAAATAAATTCTGATGGTCTCTTGAGAACTACTCCATCGATCATTGTCTTGATTAGGTTTGCTTGAATGTCATGGGGATACATTGCACCCATCGGTGTAGATACCACATTAGAACCTTCAAAGGTTGCGCCTACAATAATAATCGAACCTTCGGGTATCTGGTCTAGTTCAGTGAATGAATATCTCTTGAACTCATTCCAGTATGCGATTGTAACTGTACCCGTTACATCTGTAGTGATTGGTTTGAACTTGGGTATACGAACAAACTCAATACCATAGTCATCTGTGGATATCTGGTAGGACGAATCACCAGCCGCAACTCTGAGTACATCTAACGCAAATGCGGGATAGAGTCGATTGTCAAAGTTCTCTAGTAGTGGTTGTCTACGAATGATACCATCCACATCTTGGGCAGATGAGATTGTACCGTAACCAAACGAGTTGTCATGGATGATTGGTTGTGCAAACAACATACCTTCCAGTTCTGGTCGGAAGTCCTCGGCATCCCTGTCACCGAATGTCGCAGTACCGATACGAGGTGGACGATAATCTGTGTTGGTTCGATTGGATGGTGCGATTGCGACTACTGCTTGTTTCCACGATAGGATATCTGCAAAGTATTCGTCTCCTCCGAATCTGTCTGGTTCTGAAAACAAGATATTCAGACCAATCAGACTATTCTCAATCTTGTCGATCTCGTCTGCCATTACTCTTCGGGGAATGGGATACTGTCCGAATTTGTCCAGAGTTTTCTCATCGATATCCACCAGTACAATCTGTTCGGATACCGCAGTCTCTTGACTTCTCTGAAGAGAATCAAAAAATGAGAGTCTTGCACTCTCTAATAGAAAGGGGTCAAGTAATCGTATACCTACCATCAACCCCAGTGTGATAAGTACTTGCCATGTCTTCATTGTACTATACTTATAGTAGTACTTACACCATTGATTACAATGGGGTCTAACTCTTTTCCGTCTTGGTCTATGTTTATTTCTGTTTCTGCGTTCTTGTCAACCGATATCTCTACGATATCGCTTACATTTCTACTCACCAATACATTCTCACCGTCAACAATAGTTGCAACCTGAGTGACTGTATCGAATCCTTCTTCTGTGCCTTGTAGGGATAACTCACCAGTAGTTTGTTGTTCTTTTAGAACATCCTCACCCAGTGAGTCAAAGTTATCCAACATATCTTCGAGTAGTTCAACATCCAGTAAATTGATATCCAATTCATTGAACTCCAGATAGTCCTTCTCCAGTTCTTCTTCTGTTAACAAGTCCTCATCCAGAAAGTCTATGTCAAGGGGATTGATATTCTTAGCGGCACTCACGCCTGTCATGAACTCTTCTGCGGTCTGTCTTTTCTTAGGGGGATTAATAATCATGATGTTGTTCAACATATCCAGAGTCAAGTCTAGAATAGATGGTTTACTTGGGGGTGTCTCCATAACTGTTGTTGTGGTAGACTGGAATGGTTTGTTAAGTACAACTTCACCTGTCATTGTCGAAACAATAATTTCACCAGATGATACTCCATTCACATTAGGAAGAAGCACCACTAGTGTCTTTCCGAACTCATCTACCGTAACTGTGAAGTCCGTTCCACGGATACCGATAGATGCAGTCGGGGTCTTGAGCCTGATATTCTCTTTATCAACCTTACCCAGTTGACCAGATATAAATCTGGCAGTACCTTGGGCAAAGGTCATTGCAAGATCAGACTTACTTGGATCATCATCGAACACCACATTGTCAATCACAATGCGTGTGTGTTCGGTCATTCTTAGTTTACTATCATCAACAAAACGAACCTGAAGGCGACCCTCACCAGTGCGAAGGTCATCCTTCGAGATTACATCTTGTCCTTGATTTGGTTCGATCTCGTCCGAATCACGGACAATCTGTCTCCAACCTACGGCTTTATCTACTGCACCTACTTCACTACTAGTCGCAACCGCTGGCACTACCAGAGTCAGACTGAGTGATACAAATAGTAGCGTCTGTTGTACTCGTTCCCGAACCTTCATAATCTATCTCCAGTGAATCTGTCTGTAGAGTTGATTCTTGATGTACCTCTATGTCCCAATAACTACCAACACCAGTCAACACGAATTCGTGTCCAGCATAACCAGAACCGTTGTATAGTAAACTATTGTTGTCACCCGCAACATCCAGATTGAATGTAAGGTCTTCAGCATCAATGTTAACATCCGCAGCGTTAAAGTCACCTTCTAATACAAAATCAAAGTCCACTCCAGTAGCGGTATCCACCGAACCGATATCAAAGTCTAGGTCGTTATTACCACCAGTGATATCAATTAAATAGTCACCTCCATCTGCACCATGAGTATTGTCCTTGTCAACATCAAACAACAAATCGTTCGTAGAACCACTGATATCAATGTCCACTGTTGAAGTACCAATAATCTTACCAATCATATTATTACTACCTCCACTTATGTTGACATTGAAATCCATGTTGTCGCCATCAAGCAACATTTTTGTTGTATCCGAAGTTGACCCACCGACTTTGTTTCCAGAGCCGTCTTGAACAATTTCTATAACACCACCATCACCAACTTGGTCAATGTAGATTTCATTATCTGCATATGCAGCACCAATCAAGAACATCATAACAAAAGTTAATTTTTGTTTTGCGTTCATTTTTTTACTTTTCTCCGTTTATAACCCAGAACCCTTTTTGGTTTCCTCTCAAAATGAGTTCCAGTACACCCGCCTCTATCGCACGTTGTGTCGCAATAGACACGGATTCGTTTTGGGTAACTCCCGATTCGATCTCAACCAGTTCTGTACCCTGCTCTATAAATTTAAACACATCTCCACCGAAAGCTGTGGAGAGTATGGTCTTACTGGATATGACATCCAACAATACCTCACCTGTTGCAACTGACACCAATCGTATATTAATTGTCACGGTGTCTATACTAAATTCACGAGAAGTACCAATGCCAAGGTATCTGGCACCCGCACCACCCGTGTCAACGGAAGTATCGTATCCTACTATACCTCCTGCAATTATCATACCAGCAAAATACAGTGCCGGCAGTTTCTGAGAGTCATTTCCCTCATAAGATTGACGAGTTTGACGAATCAACTGTCGTTCTCTCGTCAGATGGTCAAGAATTTGACGGTCTACCACACGAAAGAATTTTCCGTCACCCGCACGAGTCAGTGCCCTTATCAGATATACATCTGGAGCCTGTGTAACCGCAGAACTAAAACTCGTTCCACCACTACTGTTCTGTCTCTTCTGTCCCGTCTGGTCTGTAAACTTGTAAACCGCAACTGTAGGTTTCTTCTTGGGAACTCCTACATTAATCAACTCTTCTTGTAAAAGAGTGTATTGTACTTTCGGTTCTTCTCTTTCAGGTATCTCAAATTGACCTCCGCCAATCGAAGCACAACTAGATACCAAAATCACCAAGGGGAATAGTAATAGTCGTGACATTTCCATACTCATCTGTTACTGTTAATACCACTTCATCACCATCGGTGACATATGATATACCCGTTCCTTCTATGTTGAACTCGCCCGATTCACTAGGGTTTTCTCCAAACATACTATCTACAATCTGTCTTGACAGTGTAGAATAAATTCTACTTTCTACATTACGAATAAATTTTGCGAGAGTTGTATTCTCGGCATCCCTCTCCAGTTGTTTCTGCAATTCTTCCAGTTCTTTCTTTATCGTTTCTTTTCTACTATGTTCTTGATTCTCAATAGTCAGATAATGGGATGATTGATTGATACCACTAAAGGAAGGTGACTTGAATTCATGTTCAATGGGTGCAGCTTGCAATCCTGTTGCCACAAAAAACAACAACCCGAAACTAAGTCTCATTTTCTTCATCCTGTTTTCTCCTCATCTCGATTGCGGTGTCTAGTTTCTGTTGCAATCGGATAATATCATTATCAAGCATACGAATACGGTCAATCAACGCAATCAAAGTGACAGTGGCTTCGCTAAGTTGTTTTTCTACTTCTTCGGTGATGGTTTTCCACACAAAGTAAATCATGTAGAGCATACCTACAGCAGCGACTATTGGGAATCCAAAGTCCTTGATTTGCGTTACTATGTCAACTTCCACTAGTCTCGCCTCGCATCTTCTTTACCGTCCGCTCTACTGATACGGTTGAGGTCGGGTCTTATTCCGAGAACAACACACATAGTAGTATCCATACGAATCATATCATGATTCATAGTTTTTACACGATTATCAAGGCTCCCCACAATCCCATGTAATGACTTCACCTGTCCGATTACGCCATCCATTATATACTTGAGTGTCAGAAACATAAAGAAACCACCTATTAAGGCGGATGCGATAGGAAACCCCAATTCTTTTATTAGGGTAAATATATCCATGCTGGTATTTATACGAATAAACTTTTAAAAGGACAAAAAAAATCCCCGACTTTGCGGGGATTCTTCTTTCGATTGTATTTGGTTTTATCGGGTACGACTTTCTGTCGGTAGGGACTGTCCTTGTCGAACAAGACCCGACCATGACGAGACTTTATTCTTTTTTCCTTTTTCATGACACACCTCTAAAACTATTATTTATACTTCTTTACGAAGTTTTGAAATAAGAGTTTCTACATAATCAAGGTAGGTTTTCATTTCATCTTCACTTTCAAAGTAAGGGGTGTTAGCGGTCATTGCATTGCAAGAACTGACTCCTTCATCAGCATGATACTGAAGATCACCCAGATAGTTTTCTAGAAGTTTTGTCGCAGTTTTCATTAGACTTTCTTTCATAAGTATGTTCCCATATCTCTTTGAATTTCTTCCCAATGATTAAGTGCAGTTTCCATTGCCATAGGGATTAAGGTTTTATCACGAAAGAAGGCTCTCTCCACTTCCGCAATCACTACATCACGAGATTCGTTGTAGTTACTCTCAGCGATCTCTTGACACTCAAAAACAAATTGTCCCATTCTACTCATACAATCACCAAATCCAAAACAAAGGTTGTAAAAATTAAAATGTACAGTCCAAGGATTTCTCCTCTCAATGTTGCGTATTGTTCTTTATTCATAATTTACTCCACAGATTTTATTTCATTACGGATGATTGCGTTCACTATTTCTTCCGCAATCAGTTTGTGGCCACCAATGTGCCACGGATAAAGGGTATAAGGGATAGACTCAGTACACCAGTTGTAAATGGTGACCACTTCAGTCTTGGTATCTTGGGGGTCATCCGACAGTGGGTCTTGATAGGTGACCTTAGCAGACCACTCACAGTTGACTTTCTCATCACGACCCATATCGACATAGGTCGGTTCACCCAGAATAGACACTAACTTATCATAGGTAGTGTTGATAGTGCCTTGACGGCAGGTCAGGTTCACATCAACATCAGTCACATATTCAATAATATTCATAATCATTCCTCATTCTCAATACAAGTATTATACAGGGTTGAACAAGGTTTGTCAAGGATTATTTTAAGTATTATCTCCGTCACGATATACGACATCGGACTTGTTGAATATCTTAGGTTTTCCACCACGCATCCACCCACCTTTCTCCCAAGGTAGCGGCAGAGTCTTGCCCTCGTACTTCTCCTGTTCCATGTGTATACTCACATAAGTGATTAAGACTGCAACAAACAAAATTATAAAACCAAGTAAGTACTCTAACATAATCACCTCTCGTAGTGGTCGTGAACATATAGTTGAATGATTGCATAGTGCAATACTTTTAGAATATCTTTACGATTGTAACCATCTTTGTTACCATATCGTTGGGCATACTTCATGATGTTTCCGATACAGAAACCATCACCATGGCCACCATCGATAATAAACTCAGTCGCCTGAAACTTATTCTTCGAATAGTGTTGTCCATATGTCCCATCAATATATTCAGACAATTCTTTGATTGCCTTGTCTTCGTAATACTTGTACTCAATCTTACTCATTAGTTCCACCTATAAAAAATATGTTCACCGATACTACCAACCATATCCATACCACGGTCATGAATCCAATCAGGACTCACATAGGATGCATGATAGTGTGTAGCACCTTCTGTTATACCACGATACTCCCCATAAGTCAAGAAGTTTTGTGCAATTAATTTAGACCTTTCCCAACTGTCGCCCTCATTTGGTTCGTCAGACTTTCCATCACAATACCAACTAAATTGACACTTGTGTCTTACAGGAACAACACGATCTCTTTCAAGATGCCATTCACTTAGTACCGCTTGTTGTACAACACCACAAATAGAGGATGGATACCTAGTATCGTATACACGATTCATGGTAACATCCGCAACCGCAACTTGTCCCGCAAGGGATTCGTTTCGTGATTCATGGTAGATGTTTAAGGCGAGACATCGAATATCCGATGGTGAGTGCCAAAAGGACTCTTCGGTCTGATCAATGTTGTAATTGGTTGCACTCGATACTGTACTCAGTATTCCGAGTGTAGTTATTCCTACTATTAGTCTTTTCATAATCATGTATCCATTATACCCACTGGGGTAAAAAAAGTCAAGCGGTTTCTTTGAATATAATATGCAAATTACCGTCTAAGGGACTATCGTTTGGGTCTTCCATTACTACCACTTCTTCAATGATATCTTCCATTGATCTCAATTTATCCAACTGTCTGTTTAAAGATCGTGATTTGTCCGATGCATACAATCTTTGTAAATTTAGACTTGCGAACCCTTTGCCACCACTTCCCAACAAACCATAGAAATCCTCCAATACCCTTTCTATGTCCGAATCAAAATGTAACGCACATTGGCTCATAATGTTTTTAAACTTGCCCCTATTTCTTTCATAAAAACTTAGTTGATTTTTTAAAGGGTGTTCTGAGACAACTGTAGGAACATCACTACTACCATCTTGAAAGTATGTCAGGGACGAGAAAGGATCGTGGCCAATTACACTAGTAATGTCCACTTCATACTCGTTGACTGCATGATCAAACTGTAACGGATCAACCCCGTGTACATCGTAATAGTTTTTCCAATAATTTATACCACAACCCATATCAACTATCTGTTCTTCTTTATTCAAATAGTTTTCTATGAAATAAAATCCCATCAGTGATGTGAATTTACTAACTATAAGTTTTCTTGGTAGGGTAAAAGTGTTCCACTCTTCTGACCATGTGAAGTCAACCCGATCAAGTATATAATCATATTCTCTTGTTAATTGACTCCACAATTCTGTTTCAACAAAACCTTTCTTCCAACTCGTAAACCTTTCCGACTTCACAAAGTCTTCCGATGTCTTATAATAATCAAGTTTCATTATGGGGTTTCTAGGTCTTCAACAAAATCTTGGATAGCATCATATGCTTCATTCACATATAGATTACCATATGGGAACTTGAATGCGAGTGTGAAACGAGGACAGTTTGTCCACGCAGCGTGCCAACAATGATGTTCGGGTTCTTCTATGCGACCAAACCTGTACCATCGTGCCTGCCATCCCTTAACATCTTTCTCTGTGATGATTTCATCTTTCTCTTTATCATAATAAGAAAAGTAACCATCACCCTCTTCACTCCATGTAAGAATGATTTGATACCCGTGTGCATTCCAGTTAGTATGCCATCCTACAAATCCATTAGGTGGATAGTAGGATGTGAGAGAGTTTGACCTTGCACCAAACAACATAGGAAGTTCGGTCTTAGTCCACCTCATCAATGGTTGGAATATATCGGGTCTGTGTTTAACGCCTTGTGCTACTTGGAAACCATAACCCGTTTCGGGATACCCTACATGATCTTTGCCCTTAGCCATAATCTCGTGTAGATGTTCTTCTTGACAGAATCTCTCCCACTCTTCAACAGGAATGTCTCGTTGTAAATTATCAGATAACTCTTCACATAGTTCACGATGTTCAAGAAACATATTGACGGTCTTATCAAGAGTCGCCAACAGTTCCTTGTTTCTGATTACTATCTCAGTCATTCTCTAGTGCCGCAACCACTTGTGGAAAGTGTTGTTTGATAATATCCCAACACTGATCTGCAACAATCATGTGTTCCTTCTGTGTACCATTACCCCGTCTCAAATCACAGTAGTGAATCCAACTGCGTAGTGACCCTGCCATATACAATGTGGATTCGGTCATACCCTCTGGCAACAATGCTCGTGCCTGTTCCTTAGCAATACCTTTCTCCAGTGCGGCCTTGTAAGACCTTTCTGCATCGTTCTTGATCTTTGCTTGTTCCATAGACCACCACTCTTTGAGTACACGATCATCAGTAGAGACCGAGTTCTGTCGGTTCTTCTCATCCTGTAGTCGGCACTCACGAGTCTCAAAGTGAGTCTGTTCGGCATACCGTTGGGAGAACTCTTGGAATGCAAACGACCTATGACGAATGATCTGTCTCGCAATATCACGAGTAGTGACGATCTCCATAGTCATATGAACCATCTCGAAAGGCGACCAGTGATTCTCCTTGATCAGATACCCCAAGAGTTTAGATGCAGTCTTGGTGTTGTTCTGATTGGTGGGGTTACTCACTCTAGCAGTATACGCAACTAGTTCTGCCGCTGTGTTACAATCTGTGGTTGCACTTGGTTGACTCAGTGCAACTAGACTTACTTTACTCATCATCAGACTCCTTAACAAATATTCCGTCTACCATTCGTCCCTTCCTATCTTTGATATCTGCATATGCAACCTCAAGACAGTGTTCCATTGGTAGACCATTTCTTTTTGCGATATTGATAAGAACCACCATGATATCACCAATATCATCGGCAATGTCCCTACCCTTACAAACATTGTCGGACAACTCACCCACCTCTTGGATAAGTTTACACACTTGGTCTTTGTCTGTCGCACCATCGATCAGATTACGATCACAGTGCCACTGTTCAACCAATTTAATCAAATCATCCATCTTCACTTACCTCATGTTGTGTTATACTTATGCCATCAACAACCTCTTGAATATCAATGTCACTCACTCTTAAATCATACTTGTCTCTCATATATTCCATCACGACTCTTGCAGTTGCCCTACTTCCCAGTTCAATTCCATCCTCCTGTCCCTCATCGAATCCACTTGCGAATGATGTAACCCTACTCACCCAGTAAGTTACAAACATCAGTGCGATTGTGGTCAAAGGCCATCCCCAGTATAAGTCCATTATTCCATCCTAAAGTTCTTGAAGTTTTCTGATTTCATTCTCTGACCAGCGGAACTGTTATCAAAGACTGGTTTATCATCCCATCCCTTGTCAGGGTCAGCACTAGGTATCATCTCCTCGTCATCATCATCGGTCAGTCGCATCTTACTGCGGTCAACCTTGACAGTGAATCGGTTGTGTCTAGTCGGATCATTGTAACGATTCTTCAACTGTTTGACCATAATCTTACCTAGATTATTTAGTTCCTCATTAGATATCAATGCGAACATAAGGTCAGCGGTAGCGGGTAGACCAAACGATTCAGAAGTATCCTCCAGACCAACATCATCATTAGAATAACCACTACGAGTAGTCTGAGTAGCAGACATGATAGGCACATTGAACTCAACCGCAAGACCACGCAGTTCTTCTGCGATACTCTTGATATAAGAATAAGAGTTGATTGCACCACCCATACCCTTCATACGAGATGAGGCACAGATGTTCAGATAGTCCACAAAGATAATCTCAGGTACAAAGTTCTTCTTGAGTTTCAACTCATTGAGTAACGCACGGAAGTGACTGGTGTTTGCCTGTCCAGTCGGATACTCTTTGATAATCAGTTTACCTTGAGTCTTGGCGGCAATCTGACTAACCTTGTCAGTGAACATATCTTTAGATAGATTCTCTAACTGGTCAATCGGTACATTCAGTAAGTTCGCATCAATCCTTTCTGCGATTCTTTCTTCTGCCATCTCCATTGTGATATACAATGCGTTCCTACCCTGCGACAATGCAGCTGCAGCGACATGACACATAAACAGAGACTTACCCACACCAGTACCCGCAAGGGCAATGTTCAGAGTCTTGTTGGGCAGTCCACCCTTGGTGATCTGATTGAAGTAGTCCAGATCAAACGGAATGCGTTCTTCCTGTTCGTGATAGAAGTCATATCGACCATCCACATTCTCCAGATAGTCGTGACCGATGTTAGTGTCAAACGAAACACCCAGTGCCTTACTCAATACATCGGGTATGGCATTCTTTTGTAGGGTTGCGTGTTTACCATCAATGATAGAGATAGACTCCATCACTGCATTGAATACCGCACGGTCTTGACACCATTTCTCGGTGCGTTCAATCAACCAGTCTAGGTTTTCTGGTTCGGGGGTGAATAGGTCAGGGAGAAGGTCAACACCTTGGCGGTAGTCATCCTCTCCCATAGAGTTGTTTTCATCAATCTCAATCTTAAATGCTTCGAGTGATGGTAGTTTGTTGTATTTTGCAACGAACTTGGTTACTTCTTTGAATAGTCCTTTATAAGTCCCTTGGAAGTATTCGGGAGATAGGAATGCACCCACCTTCCGCATATACTCGTCATTCGTTAATAGATTCCTCAGAATCGTCTGTTCCAGATTGATATTCATTATATGTTTCTTCTAACTCCTCACTCATTTGTTCTGTCATCAATGTCTCACCAGTCTTGGTGTCTTGAGCCACCATCGTTCCTTCAGCAATAGACATTTCTATAATACTAGAGAGTATTCTACCAACATACTCTTGAAATGTCAAGTCTTCTGTTGTAATATCTTCAGGACTTGATACTACATCAAAGTTAAAAGAAATGTGACCGTCATCGCCATCGACACCAGAAAACTCAATAGCACCAAAAGAGATAACCGTTTCAGGGTATTCTTCAAGTATACGAATATCCCATCCATGAGGATTCTCAGATGGGATGATTTCGTAATGAACCTTTTCACTTAATTGAGATTCAATTTCATTCATTGACAATGTCATCCATTGATACCAATGACTTACGAGTGATAGAGTACTGAGACTGTAGGAAATCTTTGAAGTCTGTCTCTGCCCAGATAGGCGCCCAGAACTCGTCTTCCAGAGTTTGTTTCTCCCTTACTTTGGGGTCAACCATCTCTCCAGTCGATCTGTCAACCCTGCAATACCAACCATTACTAGGCTTACTGACATAACCACCAGCAAGAGCAGCATCCAACAAACCGCTGTTACGCTCAACGCCACCTTGCCAAGACACGCTGATAGGAATCTTAGACTTCTCTTTGACATATCTTGACTTCTCGACATTAATGACGAAATCATATCCTGTAACCTCCGTACCAGTTTTGTTCTGTCTACGACCCAGAATCCAGATGTTGTCTGCACTGTAGTAAATACCAGTGCCACCACCTACGATATCTTTAGGGAAGAGACCAATTTCTTTATATGTATGGTTGACGGCAAGCATCGGAATGTTCTTCATGGTCAGGTACGGAGTACACATACGGAACAGACCTTTGAGTGCTTTTGCTCGGGACATATCAGCCACCGACTTCTCGTTAATCGCATCTTCTAGTTCTTTTTTGGATGCGAGATTGCCAATTGAATCGATGACAATAATTACATCATCTTTTCTGTCAATATTCTCAAGTTGTGCAATTAAGTCGAACTTGAGTTCCTCGACATTGGCGATAGGTGTGTGTAACACCCGAGCGGTATCAATCCCAAACTGCTCAAAGTAAGATTGGGGACTACCAAACTCACTATCATAAAAGAGCAGAACTGCATCCTTCTTTGCCTCTAGATATGCCCCTGCCATTAGCAGTGCAAAAGAGGTCTTGAAGTGCTTAGAAGGGCCTGCCAAGACTGTTAGGCCAGGCGTGACACCACCGTCAATACTTCCTGCTAACGCAATGTTCACCATCGGAACACTGGTTGGCACCATATCTTTTTCAGTGAAGAACTTACTCTCCGACAACACTTCCGTTGTCTTGATCTTGCTGTTCTTCTTTAGTTTGTCCATAATCGACATTATTTGACTCCTCACGTTCGTCTAGTTCATATTGTTTACGATAATTGTTGTTTATACTAACACACTTTTCAATTAATGTCAAGTCGGTATCAAACAAAGTAAATGCTTTTGTGTCTTTGGGGAAACACGCACCACCAAACCCACGCTTACCATCATAGCCAGGCACACGAGTATGACCCACCCCAATACGAGGGTCTTTGCCAATTGCGTTTGCAACAGTAGGGAAGTTACAACCAAACTTCTCAATCGAATCAAAGAGTTGATTGAAGAATGTAACCTTGGTCGCAAGGTATGAATTTACTCCGTACTTGATGAATGCAGCCTCAGGCCCAGAACAGAATAGATACTCTGTTGCAGTACACAGACTGTACACATCATACAACTGTGCAAGTCCTTGACACGCATCAGGATGACCACCAATCACATGATACTCTGCGCTTACAAACTGTTCCTTTGCATTTGATTCTGTCAGGAACTCAGGATTGATAGTCAGTCGTTTGATGTCATCCTCAAATACGGAAGAATATAGACGATCTACAATATCAGGCGTGATTGTTGATTTGATAACAACTCCACCTTCAGTATGTTCCAACAATTTCAGAGCGGCATCTTCTACGATGGATGCATCAACAAACCCACTCTCCGCCATAGGTGTTGGCGCACAGACAAAAGTTACATGGGGTTGCCAGTCAACTAGGTCATCGATTGTTGTATCATACTTTGGGTCAACATAAAACTTTTCGATCTCTCGGTGAGTAAACGCATAGTCTACAGCACCTCCTACAAAACCATGACCAACAATACCAACCCTCAGTTTCTCTTGAACCATTTGGTGTTCGCCATTAGGATTGATATTTCTAGAACCTTCACTCATTATTTTACTCCGTAATATTCTTTAAACCATCGAACAAATGCATTCACACCAACTTCGATGTTCACTTTGGGTTTATATCCGAGTTCTCTCAGTTTTCCTGTATTACTCCAAGTCTCTAGAGTATCAGCGGGATGTCGAGGAGCGAGAACAATGTCTGCCTCTTTCCCTAGTTCATTACTTATACACTCAATAAAGTGCATCAAGTCTACCTGTTTACCTCTACCAATATTGTAAATCTCACCAGAGTCAATATCAGAGAATAGTGCAATCTTAATACCTTCGATGATGTCACCGATATAGGTAAAGTCTCGTTTCATCTTACCATAGTTAAATGCTTCGATAAAATGACCATGCATAATCTTATCAGTGAACTGGTATAGTGCCATGTCAGGTCTACCCCAAGGGCCATATACAGTGAAGAACCTCAGACCTACTGTGTTCAGTCCAGAGATTTTGAACTGACATTCGTTGCAGTACTTGGTGTATGCATAGGGATTCAACTGGTGACCAGTGACTTCATCTTCTACCCAACCAGTCTCAGGAATCGGCGTACCACCATAGACAGAACTGGTAGATGCATAGACTACCTTGGGCACATCATACATCTTACACACTTGAATAAGATTCTGTGTTCCGATGATGTTGTCATTATGATAGAGTTGTTCATTACCAACTGAATCACGCACACCCGCTCGTGCGGCCAAGTGCATCACGATATCTGGCATCTCTTTATTGAATACCATATCCAATGCATCGAAATCCTTCAGATCACAATCAATAACTTGGTGACCAAAGTATTCCACTCTGTCGTGTTTCAGTTGTGGGTCATAATAGTTATTGAAGTTATCAATACCAATAACCTCAAACCCATCTTCTAACAAACTGTCTGCAAGGTGCGAACCAATGAATCCTGCCGCACCAGTAATTAAAATCTTTCTACTCATTATCCATTCCTGTAAATGTATTCTAGTGCCCTGTCTGCCTCTTTATCTAGGGGTCTGTTTTCGTACCAGTTTCCAGTCTCCATATCCAACTCAGAACACATTGTCGCAATCTGATTAGCAGAGATAGGATAACCCTTTGACACAGCATTACCCGCCACCGCAATCATGATCTGATACATCTTGTGATACCAACCTGTACCAGTGATTGCACGATACTCGTTCTCCAATCTTCTAGGAAAGAAAGGACAGTCACGATATGATGTCCAAGTAATGTCAGTATTATCTAGGGAATTCTTACGATGTTCCATGACCGCCTTTTGTAATTCAGGTGGCAATCTGTCCATGAATGTTTTACCCTGTGGTTCAACAAATGAATACTTATCCATCAACATATCAGGATCAAGATGTACACCCTCATTTACGAATATGAAACCATACGCATTGGGATACTGGGCGGGGACATAATACATCCGTGATAAATCTTTTGTCTGTGCATCACCCAGACCATCGAACTGTTTGTTCATGGCGAACCAGAAGTGCGGTAACTCCTTACTGCGAACCTGTCTGGTTAACGGAAACACCAATCGGAACTTGGGTTGTTCTTCGGTTGACGATGCAGTATTGTAACAGACATAATGAAACCGTCCATACTTCTCTGCGAGTTGTTCCTTTAGGCGCTCACTAGCACTGCGACTGGAATCACCAGATAGTACATAATCATCAATATCAAGACAAGCCCAACCGCCCCATAGATCAACATTCTTATTAGACCGTGTAGTATCGGGGAAATAACGAGCAGGACTAATAAGAACACTAGAATCTCGACCACCTTTGTTACCCTCCTTATCAAACATATGATATAGTAATTCTTCGAACTCCTGCCATGACGGAATCTCCATACCCCGATGGGTCTGGTTGTCATAGGTATTCTTGAATATAGTAAGTGAATATCTCATGGTGTTATAATACCACAGTGTCCTATAAATGTCAAGAGAAAAAGTCCTCCAGTGATGCTTGAGGTTCGGCAGTCCACCCAACTGCATCTAGGATTGGTTCAAGTGGGTCAAGGAATGTCTTGGAGAACATCTTATCATAGTCCACATACTTATCAAGTGCCAATTCACGAGGTAGGTTCTGAGGATAGGAAATCACATTCTCCTTGATAGGATTGGGTGTCTTGAGATAGACAAACTTAATCTTCTCACCGTTCTTGATTTCCTCATGTCGCATACCCTTGGTGTGCTTGTTGTATAACAAAGCACCACGCACATGAATGGGCGTACTCTTCTTGTAGATGGTCTTGCGGTCACTCCACTTCTTGATGTCGTTCACCCCACGAGGGAATGATACATCTTCTGCGGGTAGATTGGTAAACTCATTGCGGAACTTGGTAATAAAGTTCTGTGTCTGATTCTCAGTTCCATTGATAATAACACCAAACACTTCTTTGAACTTGTCACGCACCACTTGAGGTGTAGATGACTTGACCGCCTCGATACCCATCATCTTGAGTTTGGGTTCTTTATACTGAACACCCTCGTTGTTATGCACATTGAGAATGTATCGTTTCTTTGCGACCCAGATACCACGGTCAGCGATTACCTCACGACCCATCTCCATACGATTGACATATGCATTGGTGTAGTCTGCAAGGTCAGCATATGCCTTGGTCAATACAGGTTCAAAGTGTTCGGAACAAATCTTGTCCAGAAACTTCACGGGATTTTGTGGTTTGAACTTATCGACCAACTTACTCATACGAATATAGACCGAGTCGGTATCAATCGCAATAACATAGTCCTCGTCAGTATTGAGAAGGTTGTTCATCTCACGATTGACGGCTCGTTCTGCCCAGAGAATGGATAACTGACCCGCAAGAGTAATAGACTCCGCAACTCGTTGGTCAAAGTAACGAAACCATCTGTTACCCAATGCACCATAGAGACTGTTCATCAGAATCTTGATAGACATCTGTTGATTGTTCAGTGTCGCAATCTTGTTGGACAATGCCTTGGTCGGAGTCTGTTCATACTCCTGTTGTGCATTCAACATCTGCTTCTTGATTTCTCTTCGTTCCGCATAATACTGTCGAATCACACTAGGGATGATACCCTCTTTCTCTTTACTAAATCGAACACCAGATGGTGCAATAGTATGGTCACCAACATTCGTATTAGTCACTTTGTTCAACATACGCTCTACATCGGTATCGACCAGACCATCTACCACAGTCTCAGGTGACATATTGTATTGAACAATAATCATGGGATACAGAGAGTTCAAGTCAAAGGATGTGACCCACTCGTGCGAACCGACTTGGGGTTCTTTCACATAACCACCCGCAAAGTCGCCTTTGGGTTTTTCTTCTTTGGACGGAACTGCAATCTTCTTGAGGTTCAGAATACGATAGATGATGGTATCCCAGATAGTAGTAGTACCAAACACTTCTTCATAGTTCACACCACCACGATAGGCCATGGTCATTGCAAGAGTGATCAATCCGAGTTTCTCTTCCAACAGGTCAACCAGTTCAACATCTCGGATGTTGTAGTCAATAAACTTCTGGTGGTCTTCCTTGTATAGTGTGTGTAGGTTACCGTGTTCTTCATACGAGAGTTTGCGTTCACCCAACACCACATGAGCGATATGGTCTAGTCGATAGGATTCTTGTTGACCCAGTGTATTGTAGGTAAACTTACGGAACAGGTCATAGTAGTCAAGTTGTGCAATACCCATGAGGTCATAGGTGTCAACATCTTTCATACCCATCTTACCACGAACTGTGCGAGAGGATACCACGCCCCAAGGTGAATATCGTTTGATAGACTCTTCACCAATAACCTTTCTTGTTCTGTTAACAAGATAGGGAATATCAAACTGTTTGGTGTTCCAACCAGTGACAATGTCAGGTGATCCGTGATTCTGCCAGTAGTCAAGGAACTTATCGATCAGTTGTAATTCGGAATCACATTTGTTGTAGATCGCATTCTCTGGTGGGTCATAATCACCCAGTCCCCACACACGAAAGAAATCTTCTTTACTGGATTTGGTGCATATAGAGATAACTGGATAGTCTGCTTTTTCTGGTTCGGGGAATCCTTCATCGGATGCAACCTCAATATCGATAGTAGTGATGACAGGCAGTTCACGGTCAAACTTAATTTCGTTGGGGAACTTCTGTGCGATAAACTGCGAGATGAAATTGTTCTGTCCGTAGACTTTGAAGTTGTCTACGTGTTGGTAACGCTTCTGAAACTCAGTAGCTTCACGCATAGAATCAAACTCTATCGGTGCAACAGGTTTACCGTCAAGGGTCTTCCATGTACATAGAGTTCCTTTAGATGGTGTTTGTGCTGACACATACATGGTAGGTTTGAAGGGGATGCGTTTCTTGACTCGTTGTCCATCCTTGTACCCACGGTACAGAAGGGTAGAACCATATCGGTCAATTGATGTATAAAAATCCATAGGGTCTCCATTGCAATGATGTTACACATTATACAGAACAGGGCGGAGAATGTCAAGGAATAATTTTAAAGCCTGGATGTCTGTCTTCGGGTTTTGTTTTCATACCATCATGTTCTTGGGTGATACCCCAAGACCTAGATATCACTTGGGTCGATGACCTCACAAAGTTACAGTTCGTGCCATGAAAGTTATACACTTCGTATAGTTCTTTTGCGGTCTTACCAACACTCACACATTCGGTGTTGGGGTGATGGGTCATAAATGTATACTGACGATTCTGTCCCTTACCATCATGACTCAGGTATGTCTTGACTAGTCTCTCCACACAACCATATGGGCCACCGTTTAGAGGAAATCCTTGATTCAACAATAAGTCATTCATGTATATGGCACATCTACGAGAGAATGAATAACAGGACATGAACAGACCAAAGTTCGCATAGTCCAGTCCGTGTTCCATAGTGAAATCAAACTGTCTTTTGAATTCGTCAGGATGTTCCAGATACGAATCGTGTTCTAATACAAAGAAACGACTTCTACTTTCTGCACGTTTCTTAATGAACTGCCAATGGGTAATGTCTCCCGCTCGTTCACTCTTGGTGCTTTGTTTGTCCTTCTGCATCTTCTGGAGTAAAGGTTTCCAGTTGTAGAGAGGTTCTAATTCTGAGATAGTATCGGGAGTGTAACATTGAACAACTTCAATGTCAAGAAGGTTTTGTTTTGACCATGACTCCAATGCAACCTCTGTATACCTCACAGAGATAGGATTGTTCAGGTCTGCAATCATGTATGCTTTCATAATAATTGAAAGGGGCAGTTTCCCGCCCCCTTCTCTCTTGTTAGAGCAGTGGTTGTAATGCAGTCAACATCAGGGCGATAGAGACTACGGCCAACCCTACTTCCATCTTAGTATCGGATTTCATGTTTTTCCTCGTTTAAATTAAGAGATTTTAATTTTACGAGGCTGCTTCTCTTTTGGGATTTCCAACTTCAGGGTAACTGCAAGGATACCGTCTTTGAGAGATGCACCAGTTACTAGGACATACTCACTAAGTCTAAACTGCCTTCTAAAGGCCTTGGTCGAAATACCACGGTGAATTACTTCACGGTCTCTAGACTCATGTTGACCACTAATGGTCAGGGAGCGTTCTTTCTGTTCTATATTCAGTTCTTCTTCTTTGAATCCCGCAACTGCGACCTCAATTAAAAACTCATCATCCGATAACTTCACGATGTTGTGAGGTGGATAATGATCATTGGCGTGTTTAGTTGCGTATTCTAGTTCGTTGAACATATGGTCGAAACCAATGAATGCAGAACGTGGGAATAGTTGTTTACCTACTTTTAGATTTGTCATGTCGCTTTATCTCCTATATTAATTTAGCAAGATGAATAAGAACCCGAACATACGGCATTCTTACGGTGTCACAATTTCGTGACACTACTATATATAAGAATTTATATTTCTATATAAAGTCTCTTGGGTCACAGTCAAGGTCACTCTCAAAACCAAATGAGAATGTAACCCGTGATACTGTGGGTTGCAGTTGATGCCATGTACCCCTTGGGATAAACACGCAATCGCCTGGCTGCATAATGACAGTCTCGTCCGCATTCCTTGGTTCTTCGTTATAACCGATAGTGATTTTACACTCACCGATCATCTGAAGTAGGAATACATCCATACTGTCTTTATGTCTCGGATACGAACCAGAGTTTTGACCAAATCCACAGAACGCAATGTTCGTGATTTGGGGCGCACCCTTTTCGTATTCAAATTTCTTTGGAGCGGGTTCTACAAAGAACTCTTCCATCTCCGTAACAATGTCTTTTGCAATCTGCGGTGCAGAGGGTCTTAGATGGAACGAGTTCATACCCAATCTTGATTTTTCACGATTCCAGTCATATAATTCTTTTGGATGACTGTTGACCAAAGCCATCGCTTCGTCCCAAGTCCATTGGATGTCCTGTTTAGACCCCCACCAATGTTTCTTGTTGCGAATATCTTCTATGTGGTCTTTAAAACCAATCATCTAATGTAACCTTTTCAAATTTAGACAATCTATCAGTAATCAGAATTGTTTTCTTATCTTCACCTGTGGGTTTGACATACTTCTCTTTGATTCCTGCACTGTCATCCCATTTCATAGATACAGACTTTCTATCCTTTGGCAATCCCGCAGTCTCTCCAATCTTCTTCCAGTTGTCTGCAAGATAGACTGCACCCTTCTTACCGTCTCCGATTGTAGTGAGTATGGCAATCAAGTCATCACCATATCTATCATACCAATCTTTCTTTGCACGATTACGAACTGCCTTGAGAACTTGACTTCCCAGATTAGGTATATGTTTAATCATACAGAACCGTTTGTTATCGGCAACCATGTTAAACATAGGATCAAATTCTTTTTGAGATTTGTCAAAGTAGTTGAGTATGGATTTGGGTGTTGGTTTAAAACCACTACCAATCCAGAATGTACCGACTAACTCGTTTTCATAATAAATTAGATACTTAATGCATCTACCCACAGTCCTTGCACTTGCAACATAACTGTGATATTTGACCACAACATCATCAGCCAGTTTCTTCTGGTGTTTAGACTCTGCGATTTTTATAGTGAGTTTACTCATAATTCATAAGTAAATTTGTTAATTCTTCACGACTATATCGCATTTTTAATTCGTCTAGCAATTCCTCAGTCGGGAATCCTGGCCCGAGACCAACAGTGCGACCCATCCGATCAAAAACATACTTGTCTCCGTAAAACTTATTGCAGTAGTTACATTGAGGTATGACATTTTCAGGACTCATATCTTTACGAGGATTCATATGACCTTTCTCTAGAACAACTTTACCGTGTTCGTATCGATGACGCTTACCTTCTTTCGCACTACAAGTCGCACATTCGCAATCATAGGCACTCTTCATCTCAGTGAAGTCAGAAGTATTTAGTTCGTTCAATCTTTTCTTGGCATGGAATGATGGGTGAGGTTCTTTTGTGGTTACCAATCGGTAGTTGCCCTTTCCATCCTGTTCGACATACCAACCAGATTGTTTACCAAGATGTCGGGCATCCTGTAGATCAGACCCTTGATAGTTGATTAGTTTGGCAATCTCTCCCTTGGTCAACCAAGTCCCTTCGTACTCGTGTAAGACCATCAGAGTCTTGTACTTGTTGCTCCCCTCTCGGAAGTTGAACTTGACCCCATGTGGTTTCAGATAGGTTTCCCAATCAGATCGTAAACTCATAATATAAATCCTCATTCTCAATACAAGTATTATACCACACCAGATCAAGAGTTGTCAAGGAATTATTTCATTAATCGCCTTTGTTTTCAAAGTGATTGTCAATCCAACACTTTCCATAATATAAAATACCTAACCAAACACTGAACAGTATACCATCAAAGTAGGTCAATTCATTCCAAGCACCAACAAAGTCCATTACTTATTACCTATGTTATATTTGGGACACAACTCCCACTGGTCTTTATCTTTGTAACCGATAATTTTAATCTGTCTGAGAGGAGCGCATTCTTGTGCAACCTCTTTGTTTTGAATCTCAACCAAACCCCAGTCAGACAATAATGTTGCAATCGTATTTCTACGCTGCACATCACTCTCTTCTAGATTTGCCTTCTTACCGTCCAACATAAACAGTTCTTTAAAATGGACAATATAGTATCGTCCTTGTTTATGCAAGATGTGACAGGATTGAAATAGTTTTTGTTCTTTGCGTGATGCGACACCGATACGGGTCAGAGTTTCACGAACTTTGAGGAAGTCATCAGGTTCGGCTAGAGTGATCTCTAACATACTCACAGGACTCCATGACACTAAATTACTTTCTTCCACCTTTGTTCACCTTTTCTTTTATTTGTTTAATTTGAGAAGGTGAGAGGAGAGATAGTATTTGTCTTGCTTTCTCATTACTATATCCATAATAAGTTTTCACCGACTCAAGGTCATTTTCTAATTCAGGTTTTACCCACTTGGAGAAACGCTTTCGTTTCCTAATTATATTTATAAGAAACGAGAATTGTAGACGAGAGTCTAGGTGATGATACTTATTCATCTCATTTGCAATGACAACTGTGTCAGAGAAATAAGATAAGGAACGGTTGACCATGAAAGGTGCATATGCCTTTTCATCTTCACGGGTAACCATGATATCTTTCTTGGAGTAGTTAATCGCATTCACATAATCAAAAGGGTTCATCAGGGAAATAGTCTCCGTTTCCAAGGTAGGTTATCAGGGTCTTTGTCATCGGTTGTTTCCAACACTATACCACACTTTTCTAGGAAAGTCAATCCTTCTTCTGTTTTAAAGTTGTGTCCATACACGACTCTTGTGATTCCTGCTTGGTAGATGAGTTTTGCACAGTCGAGACATGGGGCACACGTTGCGTAAAGAACTGCACCCTCTGCCGACTCTGTCGATCTCGCAACCTTCGTAATTGCATTCGCTTCCGCATGAAGTACTTCCTTTTTAGTTACTAGAGTTTGGTCATCGGGCATACCAACGACATCCTCACAGTTATTGTCCCACCCACTTGGCATACCATTGTATCCAATTGAGATGATACGATTGTCTTTTACGATCACACAACCAACCTTCATCCTTTTTGCAGATGATAGTTGTGCATAGGTCTCCGCAACCTGTAGATGTGCCTTGTCCCACTTATCCAAAATCAAACTCCATCTGCATAGGTTTCCATTCACCCTCAACCATTGTCAGTGACATAGGTTTGTAAACAGGTTCTTCTTTTGATTCTTCGATGACGATGACATACTCACCACTACATTTATGAATTCTATTTCCATATTCGTCTGTGGTCAAACAGTCCTCAATCTTATCATTGTGTCTAAGATATTTAATCATAATCCAATCAACCCCCAACCATGATTTGCTATTGCGTTTAAGATAATAAAGAAACAGGTTGCGATATGTACTAACCACCAGAAGGTTCTGATAACTGCAATCGCATCGGCTTGTTTATCAGTCTCTCCGACTTTCTCTCCAAGCGACTTCGCCCAGATTCTCCACCATCTACCCATTGACTTTCTCTACTGATAACTGTTGATATTTATAATAATCCTCGGTTGTTCGTTCAAAGGAAGTCCATGCGGCAGACATTCTAACATCCGCAAGTTCTTTGATACCAATCAACAGGTTCATGAGTTTATCTTGGTGGTCTGCTTTTAACCCCTCAAAGAATGGGTCATCACCAACATACTTCAAGACATCATCAACATCATCTGAGATATTACTGACCCGCATCAGGTCTTCTTCTAATTTCTGGATACTATTCATATTCAACATTTGCCATACACTCCGTCAGACACGCTACTAAGTTTAGTTCATGGTCTGCCACAAATGCATTCTTGTATTGATAATCAGCAAGGATTAGAATGAGTTGTGGGATAGACGCTGGTTTTACCTTACCTTCCATTGCATCATAGATACCACGGAAGACTGCAGCGGGTTCGGTGTCCATATTATTGACCACCCAACTACGCATCTTTTTGAAGTCTTTGTTCTTTAGTGATTGAAATAGAGTACCATAGTTACTGTTGTTATCATTAATGAGAACTCCAGTTTCCAATTTACCAGAGATAGAATGACGCTGTGCCTCGTTGAGTACTCGTCTCCAGTCTGGTGCATACTTACCAATCAGTCCTGCAATGACATCGTTATTATAGGTCACACCCTCTTCATCAAGGATAGTTTGTAGTCGGGTCATGAACTGACCACACAAACTTGCCATGATTTTCTTGGATGTGTTGAACTCATACACACTGCAACGAGAGTGTAGGGGTTCGATGACTTTGTTCTTGAAGTTGCAAGTCAGAATGAATCGACAGTTCTGAGAGAACTCTTCGATGAATCCACGCAATGCGGGTTGGGTTGACTGTGCATTAAGGTAGTCCGCCTCGTCCAATATAACTACCTTGTAGCCGCCTGAGAGAGAGACAGACGAGGCGAACTGTTTGATTTTACCACGCAGGGTGTCGATGTTCCCTTCTTCCGAACCATTGATGACAATATAGTCAAGACCCAGTTCGTCACATATCGCACGAGCGATTGTAGTTTTACCAGTACCCGCAGTACCAGTGAACATCATGTTAGGGATTTCTCCAGAGTTTACAATCTTTTGGAATGTAGTCTTTGCGTCCTCACTAAGAATAGTGTCTTGGACTTTGTGGGGCCTGTACTTCTCGACCCAAAGGAATTCGTTAGACATATAGTCTCCATAATAAAAAAGTGTATCATATACTTTACATTGTATATTATATGAAACAAATTGTCAAGTATTTTAGACAAAAATTTGGGGATGGGGAGGAAAGGAAACTCACCCACCCCCACGATACTGAACAGTACCGCTTACTCCTCAACACCTTGTTCAGACTGATACTCTTCACAGAGTTGAATGATCTGAACTGCTTGGTCTCTCAATTGACCAATGGTGGAGAGTTCTTCCCCTTTGAATCCACCTCGTTGTACAACCGTGTCGATTACCGCAACAGTTGAACGAGAAACTCGGTTACCCAGTTCGTAGATTGTGCTGTGGTCTTTTACTGCTTTTGCCATTTTGTTATGCTCCGTATGTCGATGATTTTTCAAGTGCAATATAATATTCGATAGATGATTGTTGAGATTTGAACTGAGAAATCAACTTACTAGAGATATTCACAGAGAAGTCCTCATTAACCACTTTCAAGTTTCCTACATTAAGAATAAAGTTGAAGTCCACACCTTCTGGATATTCACCTTCTACATCGATAGAGAATGCATTACTTGTCGCATCCTTACTGTCAATAACAGATAGACGAACTGCGCCAGTGGTTGGAGAGATAGAAATCTCATCGTGACCAAGAGCTGCAGCGGCACGTTTCACTTTACCTAGTGTATCAGTATCTAGGACGAAATTAACTTCCGCATCTGGCATATTGATATCCTTGCCTGGCGATGTCAACATCTCAGGGTCAGAGAAGAAGTACTTCACTGAGGAACGACCAGTAGAGTCACCCACCACAACATAGTCCTTCTCGAACTTGAGTCGGGGAGAGTCAACCAATGACAGTACATTCAGAAACTCTGTCAGGTCATAGATGCCAAATGAGGCGGGGAACTCTTCGGGGAGTTCTGCCTTGGATAAAACATTCCTTGCAACAGAAATGGTTTTAACAGTGCTACCTTCAGTGATAACAATGTTGGGGTTAATTGTTGAATAGTTCTTGAGAACATTCAGTGTAGTATCGGATAATTCCATAATGTATTCCTCTCGGTTTTCTAATTTATAAAGGGTATGATAACACAAGTTTCACTTAAAGTCAAGACTTTATTTTACTAAAGTTCTTTTCTTTTACGAACTCAATCTTACGATGGAAATGAGCATCTTCGAGTTCACTCTTGTGAGAGATTACAAACACATTTGTATCCTCACCTAGCGTAGAGATAATCTTCATGAGGTTCTCAATACCCTCTTCATCCAGAGATGAGTCGAATGTCTCGTCAAGGATTAGTAGATTAGTCGCCACACTGTTCTTCATCTTTGCAATCTGTCTCCAAGTAAATAGTAGGGACAAGTCAATTCGTTGTTTCTCACCCTCAGAGAATGAGTCATACGAAAAGTTGTCACGATGTCTGGATCGGATAGTCTCTTGGAAACTCTCATCCAGATCAAAGTGTACAAAGAAGTCTAGAATCTGTAGGTACTTGTTGGTCAACTGATTGATGACAGGCAAGTACTGTTTAATGATCTTGGTCTTGATACCAGTGTCTTTCAGTAACTCTGCATACACTTGGTTATAAGAATGTTGTTCTGCAAGTTTGTACTTGGTCTCTTGCAACTGTTCCTTTTCCTCACGCAGTTTCTCTAGTGCAGAGTTTGCCTCCGACAGATCACCACTCTCATTATCAATACGAGAAATCTCATCATTCAGTTTGTCGATGTTCGTATTGATTCGCATGATCTCTTGGTTGTTTGCATCAACCTTAGACTGCCAGTTGCGAATGTGATCCTGTTGTTTGTGAAGTCCTTCGATGACCTCATTCAAAGTATCAGACTGAACCTTATGCATATCCAATGCGTTTGCGATAGTACCCGCCTTGGTCTTACACTTACTCAGATGATACTCTTTCAACTTACGATCAATCTCTTGATCACAGGTAGGACACTTGTCATTCTCCTCAAAGAACTTTGCCTGTTTGACAACATCCTTCTGTTGGGCACGAAACCCAGCGGCAAAGTCATTTAGTTCTTGGAGTTTTTTCTGATTAGAAACAATCTCAGTAGTGACCAACTTGGACTCTGCGACATCTATACTGACTTGAGCATTCGCCTCATTGAGTTCACGGATGTCACCCTGTAGGGTCTTTATGTTCGCCAGTTTCTCGTTCTTCTGGTATGCAGTGATCTCACTCAGATCACGCAGATACTTCTTCTGTGCATTGATCTTTGTATCAACCAGATTAATGTAATGTTCGTTTGACCGTAACTGGTCTTTGTGTAAACTCATCTTTTCTTTGAGAATACCATTCATCTTGGAGAACATATTGATGTCGAGTAGGTCTTCGATAACCTCTCGTCTAGACCCACCAGCCAACTGCATGAATGGCACAAAGGATGACGAACCCAGTACCACAATCTGGTGAAACGATTTGTGGTTCAACTTGATGATGTTCTTTTCCAACATCTGTTGGTATTCTTTTGCATGGGAGTCTTGGTTTATCATGCTACCGTTGACCCATATCTCAAACTTGTTAGGTTTGATACCACGCACAACCTTGTACTCTTGTTTACCAATGGAGAACTCAACCTCTACCAATGTACCTTTACCATTGATAGTGTTCACCAATTGACCCTTGGATATCTTCCGATGGGGTTTACCAAACAGACCAAACGACAGTGCATCGAGCATAGTAGACTTACCCGCACCGTTATGACCCACCACCAAAGTAGTCGGAGTCTCGTCAAAATTGATTTCTGTCAGGTTGTTACCTGTCGAAAGAAAGTTTTTGAATCTAAGTTTTTGGAAATTTATCATTGGGGTATAATACCACTCTCATCATATAATGTCAAGTTTATTTTTCGGTCATCCCGCACCAATTACACTCTTCATCCTTGCCGATCATCATGGTACTTGCCTCTGCTGTACAGTAGTGTTCCCACATCTCAAACTTCTTCCTAAGTTGTTCGATACTCTTCTTGGTAGGAATACCATGAAACGCCATCAACTCTTCCTCACCATCTTCATTACGATCACGATTGCCGTCACCATTGAGTTCGGTCAAGTCCTGTTGTTTATGTTTCTGATTCTTCTTACCAAAGATTGCATCCCAATTATCTTCGTACTGTTTCCTGTCGGGAATCGGTCTTGGTTTATCTCCCTTACCGCTCATATACATTCCTATATTCAAGTTCTGTTATCATCGCTTCTTTGAACTGATAGGCAATGGTTTTGACATTGTCCAACACAGCTCTAATGTGGTCAGTTTCCATATCACACAGTCGAATGTATCTCAATTCTTGTTTACCATCCTTACCTCGACTACCCCACTCAACACCTTCTCGAATCATATCAAAAGGATCATCGTCCCAAACACAGCGGTCTATCTCATCACCATTGGCAGAATGTCTTTGATATGCAAGACCACCATCAACCATATATTCCTTACCATTGGCATCAGTGTGCGTGACACAATCGTGCCGACTGCGAGAATGTAGTATTGTGCCATCGGGTGTTTCTATAGCATTCTTAATTAATTTGGCCATTTGGTTATCCTCTGATAAGTATTATTAAGATTGTCATGCACAAGTATCGCCACACCGTTCTCAACAGGGACAAACCAGTCTTCGTCAAGAATCACAGATTTGTAACTCCAACCTACTGGCAAATCGATTTTTTCTCCCAAAGTCGATAAATCGGATTCCTTCAAATCCTTGTTAACTGTCAGAGACATAGACTGCATTACATACCCAAATCCATTAGAATCAGATAACAAATACACCTCATTCCCTTCTTTAAAAACCCATATGTTTTCTCTTGGCACCTCCATGTTAACATATGGTATTGGCGCATAAGCAAACTGTAAAGTTGTCATTTTCTTAAATTTTAGGTCACCGATATATTGCGGTTCTACTTTCGGAAACTCCATTCCCACCGAAGAGTTCATGACAAAATACCTTGGCCCATTTTCGGTGATTTCGTCTGCACCACTAGATTCGTACAATTTGTCGATATCAATTTGTTCCCACTGATCTTGTGGACATTCATGTAAACCTTGAGAACCCCAAACCTCAGTCTTGTCTTCAAAACGGATTAAAAGTTCACAATATCTGTATCCTCGCAAATCTACAAAGTGTTTAATAACAAATCTGCGTAGGTCATCTACACTACACCCAACCAATACAAGACTTAAAAAAACAACCAATATCTTATTCATTATACAATCTCCATACTCTGTGCTTCTTTCATCAAGTGAGAAACTTCTTTCTTGATTCGATCTTTATCTAGGTCAGTAACAACATTGTCAATATAATCGTATACCAGTGTCTCGGTATCGTCAACAGATATGTTGTCATCATCCACATTAGAACCGATGAACTCTGCAAAGTCTTCCGCAATCTTGAGTTCGTGAATCTTCTGCGCCTGTACACGGTCAATGAATCGTTCAAACTCATAGGGGTCACCCTTGTTGGTGACAATGACCTTGACGAACTTGTTATCCAGATACCGAAGGTCTTTGAACTTATTCATCTTCTCATGGTCATAGTAAATCTTCTCGTAGATACGCAGAGGATTCTGTACCGCAGTCAGTTCTCTTGTTTCAGTATCAAGAATATGGAAGTGTTTGGGGTCATCACAATCGTTCCAGAAGAACTCCATCTGACTACCCAAGTAATGAATGTTATCCATACTGGACTTGGCATGGAAGTGACCAGACAGAACCATATCGAATCTGTCAAAGTGTTTCTTACTCATACCATCCATACAGACTTGTCCCCGTGACATCTCGAAACCTTGTAGTTCCAAGTGAGCGCCCACGATATCTGCCTTACAATTAGAGAGAAACTCAAGTGTTGCTTTCTCGTTCTCAGGGTTAATCCAAGGTACTAAAGCAACAGATAAGTTGTCATACTTTACCACCGTTGGCTCCATGATAAGGTTCACTTCATTCATATAGTGACCTTGGAGTTCCTTCAGTGCGTTCAACTCATTGGTGTTCTTATAGTACACATCATGATTGCCTGGAATGATATCCATAGTGATACCATGTTCCCGCATAGGTTCAAGGAATATCTTACGATTATGTTGCAATGCCTTGAAGTTGATAGTCTTTCGATTATCGTAGTAATCACCAAGGTGTAATATCTGTGTGATATTATTCTCAACCAAGTATGGGAAAAAGACATCCCTATAGAACCTTTCTTGGTAATCCATAAAAATGTCAGATGAGTTTCGACACCCTGCGTGTGTGTCATTTAGAATTGCAATCTTCATGTGTCAGTCACCATAATGTCTAGGCATTCTTTACTGGTAAAGGTGTAACCAATTGCCTTCATAAAATCTTCACAAACTTGTACCATTTCATCACGAGTCAAATCCTTCTGCATCACCTCAAAGGTGACACGAGTGTTCACGGATGTATGATGTTCGTATGGGTTACAGACTAACTTTAGGTATGGTTTTTCCAGTGCTGGGTTCGTTTCCACCATTCTCTTGTATCCTCACTTGTTTCATTGCTTCAGCCATAGGTAAACGATTTGCACTACTATTCTGCATCTTAATCGCCTTTCTACGAATTTGTTTTAATTCACTTTTTCTTTTGTCCATTATACATCACTCCACATCATTAGTCAACTATAAAATTACTTAAATCTGAATCTGCTTTGACGGTACGCCTCTTGCGTTCCTTCTTAACAATCTCCTTCCACACACTATCCTTATCTTTCACTTCATCAATACGAGTTCTGAGTTGATCAACAAACGCCTGTGCGACTTGTGCAGATTGGTCATCACCCAACTCATTATCAAGGAAAGCTTCAACACCAGTCTGTTCCATATACTTCATCTTGATGTCTTGTTGTTTCTTTTCTTTCTCAATCCTACGCAAGAACGCAAACCACGAAATCTGTGTGAAGTATGCAAACGCATTAGGTTTACCTGTACGAGTCGCTGCTTCGATGTTGTAGTTCTCAATCGCCTTGAGACAGTTTTCTACCGCATCCATCACCATCTCTTCCCGATAGGTGTATCGGACAAAGTTTGCCTTATGTGATAAACCCTCACATATCTTGAGGAAACACTGTGCAATATAATCAGGCACAACAGGTAACGGAGATGAACTTGATTTCGCTTCCTGTACAGTCGTGCAGTAGTCTACCACCGCTTGGGAGAACTGTGCATTGTTTACATAATGCGGTTTGTCTTTTGGTTTAATCTTTGCCATTTTCAATTTCCATTTCGTATTGATTTCTCAATTATAGATGATGTTGTAATAAAAGTCAAGTCAAATATTTTTTAAATTAGGTCTTGACATTTTCTGATTTTGCGTGTATAATTAGCTTTGCGTTCTGGGAGGGTTGAATACCTCGTTAATGTACCCTCTTAGGATCGAACATATCAATCACATTAGACCCGCTATCCATACGAGAGAGATACTCGTCAATCTTATCTTTAACATTCTTTTTACTTTTGTCCACCTTTTCCTGAAATGTTTGATTGTATTCCTGTTCTCTTGTCTCATTCATTTCTGCCATATCAACAACAGCTGCATTATACTGAACAAGTAGAGTCTCGGGCGGGAAACCGATACCCACAATACTATTGAGATTTAATATAATAATATCATCGGGATGTTCCTGATATACCATCCAAGGTCTAAAAGAGAAATACTTAATTCCATCGGTAGTTTCTTGCAGAACTAGTTTCATAGCCTTTCTGATTAAAATTTCTGTTTCGTATCCATCATTCCATTGCACGACTTCACACACCACTTCTTCTCCAGAAGTTGTTTTAAACTGTCTTAATTCAGGTTCGTTCATTTTAAATCCAATTTATAAATTTTGTAAGGAAACTGCTCAGTTGTATATATCTTAATTCTTTCTGCACTGTGTCGCAGTGTAAAGTTCTTGTGTGACTTGATATGCATATCATCCGCAATATCATATAACTTGGTCACAGACCCATCATCAGACTGTCTCAATCCACGCCCTATGGACTGTAGTACTTTTACTTGGGACTTGCTAGGACTGGCGAATATAATATTATGTAAGTTCCTAATATTAATACCAGTACTGAAAGTACCCAAACTAGCAACAATGATCGCATTCTTCTGTTTCTCCACAATACCACGAATCTGTTCACGGTCAGAGGCCTCAACTTCACCAGACACATAGTATACAGGACGGTCACCCGCCTTATCTCTTATCTGGTCAAACAAAGGTTTACCATGTTTCTCCACGAACTGGAACAGAACCAGAGAGTTACCTTTCTGGTCTAACGCAAGGTTGGTTATAAGTCTATTACGACTCTCATTTTGAACAATGTAGTCCATCTCTTCTTGGTAGGTGTAGTCCTTTACCATATGACATATATCATTGTGATAACGCAACAACAATACAGAGATGTCTATCTTCGCAAGTGTGCCTTTCTCTTGTAGGTCTTTGGTCATGGTGACTCGTTTGGTTGGCCCGAACAGACCTTCAAGTACGAGTTTGTTTGTTTCTGTACCGTCTAGTGTGCCCGTAGTGCCGAATCGATACTCAGCATTGACACACTTGTTCATGATACCTGACAGGGACTTCGCCTTAAATAGATGCACCTCGTCACCAAACACACAACCCATATCCTCGAACCATTCTCTCGGAAACTTGTAGATGGACTGCCATGTAGAGATGATGATAGGTTTGTCGGTTGTCTTGTCCTTACCACTATAGATACGATGTACATTGTTCGCAACATCATATCCATAGTCTTCAAAGTCTTTGTACATCTGTTCTACCAGACTTGTTGTCGGAACAACAATGAGTATCTGTTTATCAAAGTTGTCCATATACCAACGCAACAGGTTATAGATGATAAACGACTTACCACTACCAGTCGGTGACAATAGGATTGCCCGTTTCTTTTCGATACCATGTGTTACAGCATCATACTGGTAATCACGCAACGGAAACGGCAAGTTCAGTTCTCCCTGAAACTTAACAAGATTCTGGTGTTGGACATGATTGGTTTGTGCGGGATGACCATAGTCTGTCTCCTGTAGTTGGAGAGGATACATACGGTCAGAACAGAACTTCTTCAGATGTTCGTAGAGACCCGTGTTGAGTTCACGAGTAATCTGATTAAAGAGTTTGATTTTGCCATCCCATTTACGAGACTTGTACGCAGGCATGAACTTATAGCCAGGCACAAAGAACGAGAAGTAATCCCGCAACTCTTGGAGTTGGTGTTGGTTACAATCAACCAACATCATGGAATGGTCTTTCAATCCAACAGTAATGGTATTAGGTAATGTAGTCATACATCTATATATGTCTTACATACCAGCTTCAAAACTCTTCCATCTTATCATGTTGGAAATTGTTTGATGTCGCCAATTTAGATTGTTTACTATCTCCGTGAGAGTCTCAATCAGTGTCTTCAAATACTGAATCTTCATCTCAGACTCTTGGATTTCCTTATCGGAATCGTAGTAGTACTCTTTGAAGTTCTTGGTGGTTGCACTCAACCCATCATAGGGATCGTATGCCCAACCACGAGATTCAATATCCTCTTGAGACATCTTACCTTCGTAATAGAGATACTTGTCTTTGAGTAGAACCTTCTGTTTGAACTCCGCTTGTTTCAGTCGCAGTTTAGTCAGAGACAGGTACTCAAGATACTTAGCATGAAGAGCTGGTGTTGCCCTTGAAGTTTCATCAAGTTGATGTTGGGGTATTTGGGAGTCTTCTTTCCACTCCGCAAGGATGCTTTCTAAATCAATCATAATGTAATTATACTATAAGTTAGGGTTTAAAGTCAAATTATTTCGAATTGCGAGAACCTAAATGATGCAGCGAAAGTAACATAGGTGGTATCGCCTGTGGTAGAAACAAATTCAATGTCACCAAGACTAGTCGGTACACAATCCAGATATCTAATTTTCTGTACAGTGTTATTGTGACTAGACAGAACATGGAGAGTGACATCCGCATAGGTTGGTATCTTGGTATCCCTTTGTCCCGCAGACACTTGACCATCATTCACGATACGAGTCATCCAGTCAAACATCTCACGATAGGATTTCATGTCCTCGTCCAAGATGATATTAAACGATACCTCAGAGAATGTCATCTTGTCACCCGCCAGTGGTACAGATGTAATTCTACGCACAGGTAGTTCCAACGGAGTCAACTGTGCGCCTGGATGGCTGACAGACTGAACAAAGTATTCCATGTTCGGATACCTAGTTCTGTCGATGACTACCTTAAAACCCGTAGGTTGTAAGTAGTTCAGATTGGTAGTCAGTTCTTCGTCTGTAATTTGAATGTTGCTATCTACTGGCATAACGACCTCTTATATTATACTTCTATTTATAAGAGTTTAGTCCCAAAGTCCTTCATAATATTTACCAAAGAGACGGAAACCATTTTGTATGCGATTCTGTTCTTCTTCATCGAACTCAAATCGTTCTCCTTTGTTCAATTTGCAGTCGAAAGCATATATCATTTCTGCCATCACCCAGTCCCAACGATCATGAATCAATTGTTCATTCTCTTCGGTGTCACCTTGTAACTCAAAAGGAACATCCTCTTCATCCACTAACGGAGAACCGTGTTTGGTCTTTGCGAGTTGGTACAACATCGGTTGGATAATATCTGCCAATGTGCAATCCATTGACCATGTATCCCAAGGGTCAATGCGAATCTTTTTCTTTTGTTCGGGCGCATAACCAAACCAATGATAAAGGTATGTGTGATACCAACGCCAAGTTGGATATTTTCCTATCTTAATTTTCATATCATTTCACCACTTTTAAACTGACACTATCACTATCGATAATGTTCCATTCAATTGTATCACCTATTTTCAAACCAAGGTTGTCCATCTGCTCTGGTGTAAACTCTACACACAGATTGCCCTCTTCGTCCTCAACTATTGTTAATTTGTTTTTCATCTCGGTTATCCCACGGTGCGTTTTGGTAACAAGGTTTGGGCATCCTTTCCTTATACTTTACTAGTATATGGTGACCATCTTCAGTCTTGGTAACCTCTATACTTTCAAATACCTGTTCTCTTGGTTTTCCAAAACACTTGTTTAGACTTTGGCCTGGCGCCATATATCTAGGGTTGTGTTTCAGAAAGTCACGGAGTTCTGCATCCCTTTTCAATTGTTGTTCTATTATATATGTAGAAAAACAATCGGATGTTTTGTCCCAATCTTGATGTTTGTCTAGACAATCCTTTGCGACTTGATTACCATTGGCCCAAGTGAGTGGGGTCAACAGAGTCAACCCCAAGACTATCTTATTCATAGACAATTCTACCCTTGCCTACCCATTCAATTTCTTCGAACTTCTCTTCATAGGTCTTACCATCAACAGTGAACCCAACTTCATGCAGTTCTTTCAACACAAACTTGACTGCTGCTTTGGCATTATCAAATGTGTACCATTTCAGACACTCACGACCTTGATTGGCCAGTCTCACTTCATACTTCATATTACTCTCCTAGAGTCCAAGTTCGTGGAGGGAATCCCTCCATGTAATGTTCCTGAGTAGCAACATAATTGTCACCCTCAACTTTGATGTACACTGGGCGTTCCCAGTGTTCGCAGATGTTAGACTCCTTGAAGTCTACATCATCAACGAGATCAGAACCAAGAACATATTCTTGGGCATAGTCGTTGCTCTCCGACACGAGATCGAACAGGGTATCATAGTACCCCTCGGATCGTGCATCCTCAATTGATACACCCTCTACCACATAGGTAGAACCACCCTTGTCCTTCCAGTACTGAGGGCATTCCCCAGTACCATCCCAGTCATGGGCGCCATAGTTCTCACGATATTGTGTGTAAATTACTACTTTCATTATGATCTCTCCTCTTGAATTGCTTCATAGTGTTCATTCTCAGAACGAACCTCTTCAATGTATCTCCAAGTCGCAGGGACTACACGATTATTGGACAACACTAACTCTTCACGATACTCATGGGAATAATTGATGTCCACAACTTGAACCCATTTTTTCCTATTGCGGAGTCGGACAAAATCGTTTTCAAAAATAATCATAATTCACACTCTCAGTTCTCATTCTCAATACAAGTATTATACAACATAGAACATCTTTTGTCTAATACTATTTTGTCATAAGGGAGACACTTTTAAGAACTTTCTTCGTGCCTTTGACCATTGTTTCATAGGTTTCTTGAACATGATTTCTTCGGTAGTACCGACCTTTATATAACCCGCCAGTTGACCTGCCTTGTTCACAATGTAGGTATGATTGGAGACATTATGCTCTCCCCAATCAGTGACCTCTTGTAAGTACTCCATTATAGTGCCCTCTTCTTACGAGGTTTGAAACCAAGCATTTCCATCGCAGCGACTGGAGAACCAGAAACCTCGTAACCATACTTCTCAGAGTAGAATCGGTTGTTATGGTCAGACAGTTCAAGATACTGTTCAACAGTAGCATTCTTGACTAGGAAGTTAATCCAAGACTTGTAGGGTTTACGACCATACTTGAATCGTGCAATAAAGGCAGGTTTCATCTTACCTACCCAAGATGGGTGACAGTCAGGATGAACCTCATCCATTGTCTTAGATCCCTCGTAAGGGCCGTTGTACATGAGAAACGAACCGTCCCATGTGAACTCTTCTTTAATAAATGCAGTCATATCAATTACCTTTCTCATTATCAATACAAGTATTATACAGTCTGGTACATCTTTTGTCAACACTTATTTTCAAAAAAAGTAAAATAAATTAGTACTTGACATTGTTTGCTATATACTGTATGATGGTAAACATTAATGAGGAATCCACATGAAACTAACACCAGAAGATGCTCGATATGCAGCGAGTGTATTTAACGATTACTTCGGAAAGATTCAAGATATCGCAGAATACAATAGGGGAATCAAGTTAGAACGCATTGCAGAAATGCCGTTCACCTTGCCCGGCATGGGCCCTGAAGAAGACTTCTTCACGGACTTCGATATGCACCCGTCCGAAATGAACTTTGCGGTTGATTCTATGCCACTTGATGCATTTCATCAGTACCTAGAGATAACTTCATCCGCACCAGTTGAGAAGTCAATTCCAGGCAAGCAGTTAAATAAAATTGTGCGTGAAACCAACACTGGTAAAATCGTAGGTATGATTCGATTCGGTTCTCCTACTATTAATAGTAGACCACGCAATCAACTCCTCGGTAAACCACTTGATACAACGAATCCAGAAGTCATGAAACGATTTAATGATTCTGTGATAATGGGTTTTGCTATTGTGGCTGCCCAACCATTCGGGTTCAACTACCTCGGTGGTAAGTTACTGGCAGCAATCTGTTGTTCTCATGAGATGCGTGAAGAACTCAACAAGAAGTATGATGCAAACATCTGTATGTTCGAGACAACCAGTTTATATGGTTCTACCAAAGCACTGTCTCAGTATGATGGTATGAAACCTATACTTCGTTTTAGTGGTTTGACAGTATCTAACTTTTTGCCACTAATCAACGATGATATTTTTAGAAACCTCAACACATGGTTCGAGGATAAGATTGGCGAACCACTCGTGCCTGTGGATGCCTCATCACGCAAACTAAAAACACAAACCAAGATGGTTGGTATCATCAAATCGTCTCTCAAGGGTGAGAAGGGATATGATGAGTTCTGTCAAACCCTAGACCATGCATCAGGTCTTACGCAACAAAAACGCAGTTTCTATTCTCATTTTGGGTACGAGAATGTAGTCCCATATCTGAACATGGAAACCGACACATTAGTCAAGAAAGAAAACTATGATCGTTTCTATCTTGATAACCAAATCGATTGGTGGAAGCGTCAAGCAACCAAACGATATAACAAGTTGAAAGAACAAAACGGAATCCGTACAGTTCTGGAGACTTGGAATACCAATGCTGACGAAATCGATATTATAAGATAAGAATCTTATATATAATACTGTCAGTTCCAAATGGTCTGACACTTTAACTTAACTTTCTAGTTCCAGATGGTCTAGAAAACAACGGAGAAATGATATGACTACAGTCGTAAAATCTACGCACATCAGTGCAAAACTAATTCAATCAGAAGGTGCTACATTCGTAGACTACATCGAGATTGACCCCCAAGACATCTATGTTTCTAAAACCGACTTGTCGGGCACTACAGGAAACAATCCCACACGATTTGCTTTAGACATGGGTAATGTCCAAGCACTTGCACAATCCTTCAAACAAAGTGGTCAAGACCTTTCATGTTCCACTATGGTTGTGGAGAAGTTGCCCAAACCAATCAAGGATTTTGACACAAACCGAGTCTATTCCTACCGATTGGTCACAGGAGCGCATCGTCATGCAGCAATGACTTCTATTAAGATGGATAAGGTGATTGTTGCATTGTATGAGTTTGAGAACCGTGAAGCTCAACTTAGATTTCAGTTAGTTGAAAACAATCACGCACCGAGCAAGGCATCTACTGCCGATGATCTTTGTAATGCACTGTGTTATGCAGTGCATCAGGGTTTCATTAGAAAGGATCGCAAAGCGATGGAATCTTACCTTGCACCAATGAATAAGATTCATGGTAACACCAAGAATAAAGCGATAGCAATGGCATTAAGAGAAACTGGTGCATATCAAGACTATCACATATATACTCCCCAAGATGTGAAAGATTGGACAGCATCTAATGGTTTTGTTACAAGTGGTAAACTTGATAATAATCGCAATCAGGCTGGATGGTCTGTTAAAGAGGGGTATGAGTATGAGTTCTTGATGAGTGCTATCAAGAAATATAGTGAGGAAGAACTGGAAAGTTATTTTGTCTGTCACGCCAAAGCACCAACAGAGAAAAAGTCTCTTGATGAAAAGCGTGATGGTATGACTTCGGAGTTTCGTAAACTAGAGAAGGCACTTGATAATGTATTTGAATACAAACGAAACAACGGCAAGTATCCTTGGTATGTGCTGGGTTTCTTACCACAAGATAATGGAAAGAAAGAAAATACCTTGATTGACGCTTGACTTTCTCTGTTTAGTGTGTTACTATATAAAAACAATGCGGAGTTAGTATAATGATTACATTAGGTGTCCAACCTAAAGATGGAGGTTCAAGTCCTCTGCTCCGCTCCAATTTTTTTACCTTTACCCCGCTTCTGCGGGGTTTTTTAAGACAGATGTGAAATGAAAACCAGACTCTTAGTTGATTGTATCGAAACAGACCAGTTTACTCTGGGTGTGTTGGGGAGGTCTGGCACAAGAAGTTTTGCGGATTACATCACTAGGTACTACATGGATTTTGTGTGGGAACTCCGCAAACGAGTACATCTAGGACTCGAATCCGCTCCAAAAAGAGAACCGTCCCATCACCAATATTCGGTTACAGATATTGATACCTTCAACTCTATACCAAATAAGATTATGGTAGTGCGTGACCCAATAGACAGGGCAAAAAGTGGTATTGCTGTCAATTTCAATCCAGACTTTCATGGCAAACCGACTTTGCAATATATCGATTGGGACATGATTGATTATATCATTCCTTTCGAGGATATTAGTAACAAGTATCTAAATGGTTTTAATCATAATGTTGGGATAACACATGAAGCCGAAAGTTCGGTGGTCAAGGAAGTGGATCGGGTTATGAGTGAATCTGATCCTAAACAGGAAGGTGTATACTGGACAACTTGGTCACTTGATGACTTTGATTTCACACGAGAGATTGAAACCTACAATCTTGTTCTTAAAACAAAAGAGAAGTTACCCCCCTCACTATGGATTGAGTTACTAAGCAAGGTAACCGCCTGTAATATCCCATCCAAACATCTATTAAAGTGGTAGACAAAAAAAGGGAGACCCGAAAGTCTCCCTTAAAATATGGTGAGTTAACCTCACTCTTATTTTTATACCAATCTTAGGTCAAGATGTTAGTCACCTTGAAGATACGGTAGTACTGGTTAGTCTTAGCAGTAGCAAGACCGTCAGAAGGTGTAGAACCAACAAATGGGTTTGAAGCCATTCCGTAACGAGTTTTAAACCCGATGCGAGGTTGGAAGTCATCTTCACCAACTGCTTTAACCATTTGCAGAGGAACATATGGGCAGTAGAATACACCACTGTCATATGGGTTCTGACCTTTATAACCAACAGTGATGTAATCAGTGTTAGCATAAGGATCGATGTATACACGGATACGACCGTTCAATACACCAGCAAAAGTGTTACCAGTATCGTCAACCTGAAGGTTGTTGTTGATAGCAGGACTGTAGTCCAAAGAACCAGCAGCAGCAAGAGCAGTAGCAACATCTGAAGAACAGATTACAACATTACCTTTACCACGGCGAGTCTCTTTAGCAATTACATTACACTCACGGTCAATCTGAACAGTCAGACCTTTGAACTTCTCAGCAGACCAACGACCATCAGTATCAGAACTCATGTTGAAGATACCTTTGGCAGTTACATTAGACTGTTGAGCACCAGTTTTCGCCTGAGAGTTAACAGTACGAATAACTTCACGGTTGATTTCTGCAAGAATCTCAGTTGACAGAATGTTTGCCAACTCAGTTTCAGCGTCCAGACCGTGGATCGCTTTAAGGTCTTGAGCAAGTTCAAGAGTGTATTCTGCTTTCAAAGCACGAGACTTAGCAGTAACAGTTTGACGCTCAATGGTGAAACCCATTTCGTTGAAAGAAGAACCACCAGTACGACCAAGTGCTTCAGCATCAGCAGTAGGCATACCACCAGCGGCAAGAGAAGTCAAACGACCTCCTTCACTGTCAACACCGTTCCAACCAGAAGCGTTATCTGAATCGTGAGTACCAGAACTGTCACCAGAGAACTGAGTTTCAGCTTCGTTGAACAGTGCTTCACGGTTAGAAGTAGAACCACCTTGGTAACGAGACTTCATAGCGAAGATCAAACCAGTTGGGCCATTCATAGGTTGAACACCACACACATCATAAGCGATGAGGTTAGGCATTGCACGGCGAACCAGTGAAATCAATACTGGGTCAAAGTTGTTTACTGAACCAGTGTTGTTCGCACCAGCAGCAGCGTTTTCGGAAAGGAAACCCTGAGAAGCAGAACGCTCTTCAGCGATTGCTTTTTCTTGGTTTTCTAGGATTGCAGCGGTAACTGCACGGCGGTGATTGTCTTGGATCACGCCAGCAGACTCTTCGTTAAGAACGGGAGCCCACTTTTCGATTAAACTATCGTAAGATTGCATTTGAAAATTCCTTAATTATCTTTTAGGGGTTGTTTTGCGAATAGTTTGGAGGTAGGATTCCATCACAGATGATACTTCGACAGTACTGTCAGCATCTTCTACGATCTGTTCTACTTCTTCACCATCAGTTACTTCTTTGGTGAAGTACGACTCGACAACAGTTTTAACTTTAGAGGCGAATTGATCTTCGTCTTCAAAGTCAATGTCTTCTACGAGTGACTTCAGTTTAACTACTTGAGTCTCAGCAAGGTCACGAGACGATTCACGAATAATCGTTTCACGCTTGTAAACTTCTAGTTCTTCAGTAGTATCAATTACTTTCTGAGTAGTTTCGTTGAGTTTTGTTTCCAACTCTTCAACGGACTCAGCAAGTTCGTCAACTAGGTCAACTTTGGATTCGGGAACTTCAATGTAAGACTCTGTAAACAGGTCTTTCATTTTGTCCATGAAAGTCTCGGCAATTTCAGTACGGAGACCGTTCTGGATTGCAACTTGATTTTCTTCCATCCAAGATTCAACTACATAGTTCAGGTAGCTGTCTACTTTCTCTACAAGGTCTGCCTTCGTAGAAGAGATTTCTTCTGCGAGTTCTTCCTTGTACTGTGCTTCGATACGATCTACTTCTTCAGATAGTTTCGATTTCACAGCTGCTTCAAAAATTACTGCGGTTTTGGCCTTAAACTCATCACTGAGAGTGGCTTCAGACTCGACTAATGCATCCAGTTCAGCAGCAGTGTCAACAGTCGTTTCCACGATTGCATCTTCTTCTACTTCAACATCTTCGCCCATCATTTTACCGTATTGTGCTTGAAGGTCTGCCTTTTTCATGGCGTGTAACTTCATGCTCATAGCATTGATCATGCCCGCTTTAGTTTTTGGTGCAGGAGCTTGTTTCGCTTTGGTAGCGTCTGCTGCTTTATCTACAGATGCAATTGACTCATCTTCGTCAGTTGCATTTGCATCAGGTTTCCCTTTAGGAGCAGGAGCGCTTCCTTCTTCGAGAGTTTCTTCCACAATGTCGTTAATGTCTTCATCGTGAAGTTCAACTTCGACTTTAGTTTCTTCAGTCATAATTGACTCCTTACATATTAGATTTAATTAACGAGAGGAAATTTTTGAACTCTCGAACACTTGTCTCATATAAGACAGTTTTCGGAGCAGTTTTAATTTCAGTCTCCATTTCTTCAATTACTTGAGGACACAAAACACCGTTATTCCAAACCCAGTCTACACCTTCCATTATACCATTAACAAATGCTTCAGGTGCGCTAGGGTCTTGTACGATGTCAACCGTACTAAGAATAAAGTCGTCTTTCACGACCATTGCGCCATTTCGTTGCTCAAGACTACCCATACCACGAGTTGACACTCCTAGTTGGACACCACCATCAAGAAGACCTTTAACAATCTTACCCATTGGAGTTTCCAATATTTGTGCCTTTCCTACCACATCATTTCCCTCAAACTTGAGGTCGGTGATGAGGTGAGAAACTTTGTCTAAGTTAACTGTCGGCCCTTCGGGGTGGTTTAGTTCCCCTACTGCCCGTTTCTTAGATACTTGTTCTGTTACATACTTGTTTACCGCATTCTCCATAATGGCCTTGGGGTAAACTCGTCCGTTTCTATTCTTTTTGTCTGCCTGTGCGAAAACACCTTCGATGATATAGTTCTTATCACCATTCTCTTTCTTCTCTACGATACACTGTAGAGTGTCGTTTTCGGTAAACTCTGTGATCAACTTCATTAGGTTAATTCCTTTATTACTTTTTCCGCAGACTTCTCTGCATCCTTTAGTGACTTGAAAGCGTCCAGTCGGTCACCATCAATATACACCACAAAAGGAAGTGTTCCCTTCTCCTTTACTATAAGGACAGGGATACGCTTAATCTTCTTATCAAAGACTACTTCACCTTTCGGTTTCTTTTTGAGTTCAGACAGAAGTGTTTTGAAACTTTTCATAGTATTATTTATACAAATTTATTTTTTCAAACACTAAAATAACCAAGTTTCCATACCACTAAACCAAGGCATAACGGAATCTGCTATCGATGTTACCACCCAATCTGTTAGTGGAGCCGGAAAGTGTTCGGGGAAGAAAAGCAATAAGATAGTATTAACGACAACTACTTTTATCATTGTCGCAACAAAAATTAACTTCAAAACAGCTATCGGTGTTACTTTCCTCTCTCCTCGTATCATCTGTGCTAGAGGAAATTGCCACTTTCCATTCTCAATAAATTTTGACATTATTCATCTTCATCATCGTCAAGTTCAGCAATGACTTCTTCCTCGTCATCCTCAACTTCTTCTTCGTCTTCTAATTCAATCTCTTCTTCTTCGACTTCGATATCATCATCTTGATCGTTAAATAGAGCCTGTGCAACTGCGACTTTCTGTGCTTCTAGTGCATCTGCCATCTTGTCTTGTATAAGACTCTGGAATGAACCTTCTGCATTATTCAAATCACCATCAGTGATCTGATTGATTAATTGTTCTACCGCAGATACTTCAACTTCTTGATTTTCTTCACTCATTAGATTTCCTCATCTTCGTCTTGGACTGAGTTCTCGCCCTCAACTTGTTTCTTCATTTCTTCGATGTCCTCATCAGACATCATCATTACATTTTTCATTGCCCACTCTCGTGAGAAATACTCACCAACATACTGAGATACTTGGTCAAGAGTTTGCAGTCTGTTCTGTAACAGTTCCGCATTCTTTAATTCAGTAAAGTGGTTGTCTCGCTGGAAGTCTACTGTGACAAAACTCTTCCACTCTTCCCAATCCTGTTCGGTGATAACACCTTTCAAGATTAGTTGTTTCTTGAGAATACCAGTAAACAAAGTAGCGAAACGTTTACGGAGTCTGTCAATGAACTTCTGGAACTTCACTTCGTCCCTAGAAATCTCAGTTGACCTACCCAGCGTAAATTGTGCTTCCTGTTCCAAACGAGATACTGGTACATTCAATGAACGATACAGTCTCTTCTGGAAGTACAGGATATCATCAATCTGACCAAGATTCTCACCGCCTGGCAATGTACTTATCTCTGTACCACGACCACCTTCTCTACGAGGTAACCAGAAGTCTTCGAGCATGGACATATGTTTGCGGTCATCTTTTAGTTGTCCCGTGTTGGAATCGTAAACAATCTTATTACGATAACGAGACATGATTTCTTTCATATACGCTTCTGATTTATTACGAGGCATATTACCTACATCAATGTAGAATATTCTTCGTTCAGGAGCACGAGCAAGACGGTAGATTACAAGTGAATCTTCCATCATGCGTAATTGGTTGATTGGTTTCAATGCCTTGTGTAAATAAGACACAACCTGTTTCTTAGTCGGGTCTAATAGACCACTAGAAACATACGAAACACTATCGGGAGAAAGTCTTACACCTTGGTTAGTTCCTGCTTTCTCTTGATAGATGTAAAATTCTTTTACCTGTTTAACTACCTTTGCACCAGTGACAGGGTCTTTCTCGTGTTTTACTTCTTTAACTTTACGAATCTTAGCGGCATCAATCGTTCTGATTTCTTGGATACCCGCTTTAAGATTTGATTCATTCACTACGAGATGGTGATACACACGACCATCAACATAGAATGAACGGAATATGTCATGACCAAGTTCGGTAAACTTCAACATACCATAGATGTTGTTGAACTCTTCGGTCATTTGTTTTTTGATATTGTCTGGAGCTTCTACTTTGTCCAGATTGAGTTCACAAGAGATATCCATCTCAGAACCAACAATTGCTTCGTTGACGATATCTTCTACAGCGGCATCAACTTCAGGGTGTGTTGCAACACCACGATATTTAATAATAAGTTGTTGGTTATCCTTTGCCTTGTTTCCCTCCATGTCAATGTATTGACCATAGTGAGAACCACTAGCAGTAACATACCCCGCACCATCATCATCGGTGGGAGCAACGATAGACTTTAACTTGTCTTTCTCTTTCTCAGACTTTTCTTGTCTCTTGATTTCAAAACCAAAAAGTTTGAGAATGTTGTTGTCTTGTTCTGCCATATACTTGCCTTATGCTTATAATAAAGAGGTAAGGGATTTCTCCCCTACCCCTCTATCTATAACTAGATTAACTAGTTGTATTGCTTTCCCAGTACTGAATCTGAAAATCTACCGTAAACTCTTCAATAGCGTCTACAGTCTCATAACTTACATCAATCGCACTTACTGTTGTTGGGAAACAACCACGGAAGTTATAAGTCTTGAGAGTTTCACCATCTCTGTCCAACTGTTCAATAATCAGGTCTGCTTGGTAATCTACAGGATTACTCAGACCAGTATTGGCTTGGTGGGCATTGATACCATTCATCCATCGTTCCATAGCATTACGGATTGCGAAATCAGTATCATTGATAATGGTTACTGTCCAAGGTTCGAATGTACGGTCTCCAGCCATTTTCAACTGGCGACCACGGAAAGGAACTTCAAATACATTCATTACTGACGCTGGCAACTGAGCAGTCTTACAAAGGAAAGATGTAAGTTCTACATCTCCCCCAGCATAGCCTGGAAAGTTGACTGTCGCTTTAAAGAGATTAGGACGAGCGCCCCCACCTCTAAGTTTTGATTTAAAATCATCTACGCCTAAAATTGCCATTTTTCCTTACTCCTTAAACTGTGCCAACTACTTCTTCAAACTCGACACCAGTTCTAACTGCAACAAAGTTCAATGTTACATAGTTGATAGAACGAGCGGGTTTGATGAAGATAGAAGCAATAAATTCATTACGGTCAACCACAGCAGGGGTATTGTTCGTTTCGTCACAGACTACACGGAAGTCGGTAATACCTCGTCTTCCCTGAATCTCACGAAGGAACGGTTCAACAATGTTAACGAATTCTGCACGAGTAAACTCGTCATTGAACTCAAACATTACATTGCGACCCGCAATTGCGATTGCTCTTTCAACACCCAAGAACAATCTACGAACATTGATTCTGTCAAATGCAGAAGGTCTTGATTCGTTAGTCTTGTCACCGAAGAGCATGATGCCTTCGCCTGGAATGTTTGCAATCGGGTTGATACCTACCTTGTATAATGCATCTCTTTCTGCCTTAGTTGGAGAAAGGACAATGTCGGTGATACCGAGATATCTACCTCGTCTTGAACCAGCAGGAGAGAACCAAGGAGCAGCGACCAAGTCGGTTGCAGCCATGAGACCCGCAGTAGAAGAAGCGGCAGGAATCTTAATGTACTTGTCATTATACTTGTCAAATACTTTAAGATAGTTATTGTCTTGAACTAGATACGAGGATTTAGTATATGTGTTATTACACGCAAGAACACCCGCATTTGTACCTACTGTGATTACAGCGTTACGAGAAGGTGAGGCAACTGCCACACAATCTTTACGAGTTGAACCCGCAATACTCACTAGGTCATTAACGACAGTGGTTGCGGTTGCATCTGCAATTGATTCTGGAGCGATCAAGAAATCTACTTCGATATTTTCTTTGTCTTCAAACTTGTCAAAACCACGAAGAACATCATCTGTTCCGAGTGATGCAGAAGTTATACCAGAGGTGAAAGACCAAGTGTTTTGAACTGAAGCAAATGTTTGTCCAGTAGCAAAATTCTCACCAGTTGTTGTTGCATTTTCACCCCACTTCGGGCCAGCAAAGTCATTCACGCCATCTGAATCGCCAGCAAGGTGGAAGTCACCAGCATATATCCAACTAGAACGATTCTTCAAAACATCTTTATAGTAGTTTGAAGTACCGTCAGATGCCTTTGCGTTTTTGGCAACAGATAGGTATGGGAAGGTTTCTAGCACTGTTCCGACAGTTCCAGAGATGTCACCAGTTTCGTCAACGACTACAACATGAATTTCATCATTGGAAGCACCAAGATTAGAGGCGAATGCGGATGTGCTTGGAGCACCATCGAATTCGTCTTTATATGCCCAAGCGTTAAAGTCTGTGACGGCAGTACCAGAACTATCCGCAACACCCAAGATGGAAACTTTCAAAGCGTTTCCGATCTGGCCGGGATACTTAGCGATGAACGCACCGTCAGAACTATCAAGAGATAGGTCTTCGAATGCATCAAGGTTGTTGATTGATTGTGCGGTCAAAGCACCGAGTGAAGTGTGGTTTGCGACAGCATTAACGCCATCACTATCCTGCTCACGAACAACATAGAGTGAGTTAGAATATCTTAAAAAATACGCTGCAGAATGAAAATCTACCGTATTATCGTCAGTTGGTGCTGAGAAGGTACTCACTAGTCCAGATTCGTCTGAGACTAGAGTCGCAACTCCCACAGGCCCCCAACCGAAATTCCCCACGAATGCACCAGTAGAAGTTTGAACATTGGGGACTACGCCCGTCAGATCAATTTCTTTTACTGTTACAGCGGGAGAAGCAGAGGGTGTAAAAAGAGCCATAACTGTTTTCCTTTAGTTTCTAATTATAAGTTTTCATAATACGGTAATGTTCACATACTTTTATTTATACATTACCAATCTTCTACACCTACACTCGTACCCTCGAAGGTATGCCAACCCATTGCTTTCTGTTCTTCTTCCTGTCGAACTTCTTGTAAACCATCATCAATGAACCCTACAGGCGGTACATCGTCTTCGATTTCTTTCATTTTCTTTGCAAACATTATCTCTTTCAGATTGATATCTGTCATATCTGCAAAGAATTGTGAGGACACAAAGTAACCGAACATAACCAGATTCATCATTAGGTCATCATGGTTACCATCAGATGCTTCGTATGATTGACCCTTAGAGACAAAAGTAGAGACTTCCATGATAGTATTCTCATCTACAATGTCGAGTTTGGTTGTTTCTAGGATATCTTTAATCGCAGAACAACCCAATCGTTTCACCTTGCGATTCATCTCGACACCAATACGGTCTGCCTTGACAGCTGATTCCATATGAATATTATCATACTCCAAGTCCTGATATAATCCATTACATACTACCTGTCCCGAATCATTGGACTCAATGATGACATATGCCTCATTGTAGAGCTTTGCGTACTTATATATAATATTAGGAAAGAGTAATGGAGATATAGTATTATTGCGATAAACAGCAACCTGCTTGAACGGTCTTGTGCTAATGTCGATAACGTTAAACGTAGAATAATCCTGTCCTCTTCCTTTTGATACGTCTACCATCATGAGATATTCATGTTTGAAAGAACCTTTTTCAAACTCTTTGTTGGGACGGTCATATATTAATAAGTCGCCCCCTTCAAGAACTTCTGAGGGGTTTGACGCTCTAAATGATAACAATGTTTCGGCATTGATAAGAGTATCGCCTGTTCCAAAAAAGGTGTTACCAAACTCTTGGTCAAACTGCAATTGTGATGTGTTCGCAATTGTTTGTTTCTTCCACTCCTCGTCTCGGCCTGGCACATCATACCAGTTGACCGTAAACGGAGAGAATTCGTTTACCTTCTGAACAGCCCCTTCCCAAATCTTATGGAATGTATTACCGATACCATTTGCGGTAGAAGTGATAATAACCTTTGTATCCTTACCCGCAGAGATAACAGGATAGGTAGAAGTATAGAACTCATTCGCTCTTTCCACAAATGCAAATTCGTCAAGGAATAGTAGGTTAACAGACATACCACGAATGGAACTACCAGAGGTAGCAGCGGCAATAATGCGAGAGTTATTACTAAACTCAATCGAACCTTTGTTGAGTGCCTTCGTGCCCGGCTGCAAAAAGAATGGTAGATTCTCCAACATGAGTGTGACCCTTGCAAGCATCTCTCTTGCAGTCGCACCTTTGTTCGCCAGAATTGCGATAGTTTTTTCACTATGGAAACAAGCATACCAGATTATGTATCCTACTGAACTAATCGATTTACCAGACTGTCTACAAGCGAGAACAATAGAGAATCGATTGTTATTGAAGTGGTCAAACATCTTCTCTTGATATGGATATAGTCTAAAGGGGACTAGTCCGTGATCTAGAGAGATTACCTTGAGATATGTTTTACAAAAGTGTACAGGGTCTTTGGCACACTTAATGTATTCCTTTATTTCTTCTTCGGTAAAATTGTGTTGAACTCCATCTCTCTTGACATTTATATTACCAAGATAGCTTTCATTCTGATTCGGGTTCGACATCTATTACTTTTTCCACTTGTTCATTCTGTATGAGACGTTGTAAGTCTGTTGTAGTTCCTACAAATAGGTTGTTGGTAGTGTTACCTAGTTGTTTGGGTTGATCATCATCCTTATTGATTTCCTTGTGTTTCTTATTCAAGTCCATCAGTTTATCGGTGACATCTGCCATGTTCTTCATCATACCAGATAACACTTCAAACGCACGAGGATGTTCACTCTCTCGTGCGACTTCTATCATCAAGTCCATACTCTCTCTACCCTTCTCAATTATATCATGGTAGGTATCACGAGAAGTAGTATAGTCATCTCTTATATTCTTATCGTTACTTTTATCACTCATTATGCACTGTCCACATCAGTTTCAATAAATCCGTAATCACTATCCGCACTTACGGATGATGGGTCTGGAGTAACCTGTAAGGTCTTGATGTATACATCACTGTCAGCGAGTCCTGCTTCTTGTAAGAACAGGTTACTGTTAACCTCACGGATAATATTCTTATTAGACTCAGGGCCATACAGAGAAATTTTCATTTCAAAGTCTAATGTATATATGATAGTTCTTCGTTGTTCAACCGCACCTTCAAAGTCATCCGAGAATGTTACACCAGACAATGTGACAGGCACATCTTCAGTCAGTGTAGGTATATCAGAAAACGGTTTGATTGTCAAGGTGTATTGTGGTGCAAAGTATGGTAGAATCTGTTCTACAATCTGTAGTGCATCATCCTGTGACTTTGCATAGACATTCAACTGAAACGAAATTATGTAGGGTGTTGATGTATAAAGTTTTCGTCTTTTATTGACATCACTAACAGCTGTTGATATCGCATTGGTCTTGGGCAATTGACGAGTTGCATCATATTGCATATTCGTAATCTCGAAAGACATACGAGGCAACTTGATCGCCACTCTGCGTTCTGCATCCTCACCCTTCGACATTTCCTCTAGTCGGGAAATGAAGTTTCTCTTGGGTGCATAGGATAACGGGACTTTCACCTGTGAGATAGTCTCGCCCGCACTGTTCTGTCTTAGAACATGGAGATTGTTGAACATCGATCCAAATACAGATACCGCAGTTCGTACTCTCTTATTATAAAACCAAGTTCCAAACATTATGCAATATCTCCGAATGGATTACTCTCTGAGAAGTCAAGGAAGTCTGCCTCGAAATCATCAAAGATTTTATTTTGTGCATCTTTCTGAATCTCTTGTAATTCTGACACCAATGTTGGTGTTGCTGATGCACTTGAAGTACTACCTACAACTGCAACATTAGTGGTAAATGTGTGGAACTTACCATCGGTTGCACCGACATGAGCGAGTTGTAGGATACCATCTGAATCAGACCAGTCAGTAACCTCACCTTTCATCGAATATGTGTCGAATGTTTGGGTAACAGTTTCACCAACTTCGTAAGACAATCCTGTTCCAGTTGGCATATTCAATGCATATTGGAATGCGGCTTCTTCCTCAATAACATCGATATCCACAATGCCTGTATCCATATCCTCATCACTATACTCGAACAACTCACATTGCATACGGAATGTAGGCAATTGGTTCAACTGGAAGAACGGAGTTTCGGTCTCTACTCTACGAATCTCAAATATAGATTGAGACAGAGTCAGATAGATTAGGTCACCCTCACGAGGACGGAAGTTATTCTCTGCAAGACGATTACCTACAAGTTGTTTCCATCTTTTTCTTGAAACAACAAAGTTTGCTTGATCTCTTAGTTCGATACCAAACTTAGTGAACAGGTCACCCTCACCGTCAAACGCTTCGGTGTTTTCGATATACATTTCTACCTTATAGGCAGAACCAAATCGTGAAGGAACATCATCAAGAAAGACAGAATCTTTGTTGATGATCTCACGAGGGAGGTAATAAACATCCTGTCCATACATCTTGAGGGCTTCAATAATAATGTCCTCATAGACTGTCTGTTCAGAACGAACACCCTGTTTAAAGTATGGGTTCGTTGGCATTATGTTATCCTACAAAGAAGTCTGGTGGAGTGTCATACTCATTATATATTCTTTGTCTAACTGTCTCTATCTCTTGTTTGGCATCTTCTAGTATTTGTCTACCATTCAGTTGAACACCGCCTGGCAACACCATTCCCTCAAACTTAATAAGATTCTGTCCCCACTGTTCTTTGATAAGTGCAGTCGCATATTCTTTCAAGAAGATGTTATTATAGACTACAGGTGTAACATTAGGGTTATTCGAAATATACATTTCTACCATAATCGTATCACCCACTTTCACATCACCACTTTGTATTGCACCAAAGATACTAAGTACTTTACTAGAATAGTTCCACTGAATTTGTGGAGTACCACTCAGTTTCATATCAATAAGTGACATATATTGTTGCATCTGTTCGTAGTATGCAATCCCGCCCGTTCCACTCTGCAAATCGTAAATATCATTGAGTCGCATCTGATATTGGGCATCCATGAAGTTTGTACCTGAAGAGGATGTGCTAAAAGGAAGAACTCTGACAATACTAAGAATATTTTCAGGATTGAAATTTGACAAAAAGGCATCCGTGTCAGCATCAAAATCAATAAATTTACGATCCACTATTGCTTGTGTGATATCGATTTCTAAATATATACGGGCAGACCCTTCTGCATCATATTCAAGAAACAACTGCATTGCATCGTTTACACGATCTTCTATCTGTTCATCATCGACATTAATTTCGACTACGGGTGCGCCTAGTTTGCGTAGACAATATTCTATAAACTCGTCTCTGGTTGTTATTCTATTATAGTTTGCCATTTATCTATTTATCCTTAGTTTAACAATGTGCCTGCATTGTTATACACATTAATTCTGTAGTGTGAGCCATGTTGTCCATCAAGTAAGTCAGCGTCCAATCCCGTTCCCGAACCATCTACTGTCTTTATTGCGGTCAGTATTTCGGATGCAGTTTGGTCTGCGGTTGCACCAGATTCAATACCATCTAGTTTTGTACCATCTGCCGCAACATCACGACCATCAACTGTACCATCGACTGTGATATTTCCGGCAACTTCAAGACCAGTACCATTGATCAGTTTTAATGCACTTCCAGTGAGTCGTTGAACAATAGTGTTCGACCCCGCTTTCTTCACTGCATATTCAATCAGACCATCTTCTGTTCCATCGGTTACATCACTTGTCTTACCTGTAATCTTCGCATAGAGGACAGACTGTGATGCATCATTCTCACCTGTAAATTTAATCTGACCAAGATAGTCACCATCAGAAGGTGATGCGCTATTTCGAACTAAGTCAACTTCTGGGCCAGAGGCAGAAGTGCCATCAGTAGATGTTACGGTTAAACTGCCAGTAGTACTGATATTACCTGTACCAGTGATGTTATTACCATTGAGATCAAGATTGGCACCCAATTGTGGAGAGGTATCATTAACAAGGTTAGTGTTAACCGAGAACACACCTGTTGAACTATTGTAAGATAGGTCACCACTCGCAGACACCAATCCTCTTATATCTGCATCACTTGGGCCAGTGTATGTGATTACACCAGTACCACTATTGTATGAAGCAGAACCAAGACCACCAGCATCAGTTACCGATATAGCGGAACGAGCATTTGCAGTTGTGAACTTGGTTACACTAAATTCACCAGTACTTGAGTTATAACTTAGGTCACCACCAGCACTCAATAAACCTCTTACTTGTGCATCGGTTCTTTGTGTGAATGACATCACACCTGTTCCACTGTTGTAACTTAGGTCACCACCAGCGGATACTAGTCCTCTTACCTCTGCATCTGTTCTCTCTGTAAAGGATACTACACCAGTAGTAGAGTTATATGCAAGGTCACCACTAACACTAATCGCACTTCTTGCCCTTGCGGTTGTGTGATAAAGGTTTGACCCTTCTGATAAGTCTCCAGTATTATGATTGGAGATATCAGATGCTTGACCTGTTAAGTTTGCGGTAATCGTTCCCGCAGAGAAGTTACCAGATGCATCACGGGAAACAATCGCAGAACCAGTGTTTGCGTTTGTGGCAGTAGTCGCAGAGTTGTTTACCTTACCCGCAGTACTAATCGTTGCAAGTTTTGTATCTGCAATTGCGGCATCTGATTTAATGTCTGCGTTGACAATAGTGTCAGATGCAATACTTGTTGCAAGTGTAACCGCACCAGTACCATCAAAGGATACCGCACTGGCAGTAACATCCCCTGTTAGAGAGAAGTTTCTACCCGTTGCAAGTGCCGATGCAGTAGAGGCGTTACCTGTTACCGCACCAGTCAGATTACCTTCAAATGTATCTGCAACCAGAGTCGCAAGACTGAATGAGGCATCCGCAGTGTTGATAATTCCTGTTGGTGTTGAGTCATACTCGTCAATCAGTTTCCACTTCTCATCTGTGACATCAAAGAATATACCCGCATGGGTATATCCAACACCACTTGTACCAGTGTTTCGGTTAGTGAAGAAACCAGTATCAACATTTACTGGAGCAGCAGAACCAGTCCACTTGTCACCCACGGTGTGACCTGTAGTTGCACCGAATTCAATGTCGATATTATCACTGAGTGTTTGTGCTGACCCTGTGATACTAATACCTGTTGCTTGAGGTGATGCAGAATCATAACCCCATTCAAATGTGTCTGGTGTTCCTGTTGCATCAATCTTCACATAGAAGTTTGTTGATGATGTTCCTTGGAAATGTCCACCAAAGAAAGCATCGTCAAGGCCAGAACCTTGGAAAGTTGTATTCGCTTCACCAATCGTATCACCCTCATTGAGACGATACATTGGAGAACCTTGGGTTACATTAGATGTACCTACAGTAGTCTGACTACCCAGAATGGTAAGGTTACCATCGACTTGTAAGTCCGTCCCGATGTGTGCAGATGTCTGAACACGGAAAGAACGAACAGAGTGGTTCTGTTGATTGACCAACAGAATACCGTTATCTGAATCACCCGATTGAACAACCCAACCCAAACACATAGGGAAGTTTGGGTATGTCGGAGATGCATTCTGGTGTGAACCAGGCGTAGTCACGGATACGAAGAAGTTCGTTCCATCACTCAAGTGTGCAGTGTTTACTTCGGTCAATTGACCAGCAATCAAACAGTGACCATATGAGTTGTTTGCGATATCTTGAGCGGCAATACCTTGAGCGTTGTATGCATTCACATCTGTCGCATCTGCAAGACCGATAGTTGGAACATCAATAGAACCTGAAGTGTAGTTACCAGAGAAGTATAGTGCAGAACCTTTCTTAATAGTTGCACCAGTATTGTTGAATACTCGTTGATGTTCCTGAGTACCAACCTCGTGAACCATACCAGTGATATCATCATTGTAGTTAAGTGTCTTATGCTTGTTATCATAATACAACAGACCTTCACTATATGGTTGATGTGAGTCAAATCTTGTGGTATCAAACTGAATGTTCAGAAGTGATGCTGAATCCGCAACCAACTGAGTAGTCTTTAATTTACTTTCTACACGCAAGTCATCAAAGTGTTCACTCAAACCATCAACAAGGATAATACCGTTATTTGAGTCAGCGACCAGAACACGACCAATGTGGAATGGATAACCAGTATCAACGGTTACGGGAGTTTCTGTAACAACACCCGCAGAATCAGCAGACAAGAATAGAATATTACCCGCAGTCATTCCACCCGTGTTTACATCACGAACCAGACCATAACGAGTTACCCAACCGTGTGCGCCATCTGGAATATCCATTGTCGCAAGACCAGTCGCTTGACCAGTTGTAGAGGTGTTTGCTCTTGCAAGTGATACTTGTGGGTGTTTACCATGAGCCGTTCCAGAGATGTATACTGCATCACCATTACTGATTGCAGCACCAGTCATGTTATGAACATACAGGAAAATTTCTTGACCAATGTTCAGTGTGACATCTGGATTTGGATTATTCTGTGTATCAAGAACAAGTGATAGACCCTTTTGATGGTCTGAGTCAAAATACAATGTTCCAGCAGCATTTGAATGTCTTGATGTGAGAACACTAAAGTTAATTCCATCAACAACCGCAGAATCTAATGTAGTCTTCGCAAAGGTTACATCATCGGTAGTTCCGACTGATTGACCAATCGCAACCGAACCATCGGTGATTGTGACACCAGTTCCACCAGAGAAATGCGCTCTTGTTTCAGATGCACTTGGGCCAGTGTATGTGATTACAC